TTGGCGTGGATGCCGTTGAAGTGTGACAGATTGATTTCCACCAAGTTACAGAAGCCCTTGTTGGGCAGCAGGATTTCGGCGCAGGGATTGACGCCCGACATCCACGGACCCCGGCGCTTGCCCTCCACAAAGTTGATGAAGCCCGGCTCAGAGCCGCCCGCATCTTGCATCATGTCGAACAATCCGGCAATATCTTCGCGCGCAGGTTTGGCGTGGAAGGTGACGGAGTTGTTGGACTGCTGGCGGTGATAGTTGTTATGCAGCCAGAAGTCCTTCTTGGCCTTGGCGAAGTCTACCCATTCGGCATCGCCATAAGGAACGAGCGCAATTTCAGCCGAACGACGTGAGGAGAGGGTTGTGCCGAGGTGGTTAAGGACGTCGAGGATGTCGATTCGGGAAAGGAGATGACCAGCGCGATTGTTGAGGATTTCCGCGATGCGTTGCATTGCTGGCGCAAAAGTTTCATCACCCGACGAAATCCACCCATAGCCTTTAAGACGCTGTCCGGCTGGACGTACCTGTGAGAAGTCAAGTCGTAGCACATCAGCCTTCCGCTTGCCAGCCAGCATTTTACCGACCGACTTTGCCCACGCTTCTGCGGAATCACCCACACTAATTGTCCAGACCGTCTTGCGGTCCCAGAGTCGGTCGCCTTCGACAGTATAGGTTTCGACATTGGTTTCGCGGCCTTTCTTCTGTTCCAGTAGATGACGCTGGGACCGTACCACTTCGATTTCCATCGGCGCAGTAAAGCCATTGAGCGTACCGACAACGGGTTCGAAGCCGACGCCGCAGCCCTGCAACAGCAGCCAGAAGGAGTCGACAACGTCATGGACCGTCTCCACCTTCGTGAACGCACAGTTGAACATGGACGCCTCGCGGCGCTTGGCTACTTCGGTGCCGCCCAGCCACAGGGTACGGCCAGACACAGAACCGCTACGACGTAGCAGCACGTCACGCAGTTCTTCGAGTTCATCTTCTTGCTTCGTGTTCAGGGGAACATCGCCCAGCGCCCGCTGCCACAGCCAACGCTGGTGGCTGACGACGCGACCGACAATGTCGTCCCAGCTTTCAAAGCCGCCGCCTTCCAATGGGCGGGAGTAAGTGCGACGAGTAATGGTAGCAGCGCGCACGGATGGTGTACGCACTTCGGGTGAATTACGCATTCAAAGCTCCTATTGGGGTGATGGATCAGTATACCAAAGAACGCCAGAAATTTCTAGCGGTCGCCAGTCAAAGCAGACCAAGAAAACGGAAATAAAGCTTTCATGGTTGGCCCAATTAGTTGCACAATTTCACGCGTCTCCGCTTGGGCATCAGGCTTTACGCGCAGGCTCCAGACCCGGCTCCAGCCAAGAAGGCTTCCGGTCCAGTGCCATTCCGTGTACATGTTCTGGGGCAGGATCATGCGCGCCTGCTCGGGGCACATGCCGTCGATCACCAGCCGCTTATAGTCCCACACCAGCGCCCGTGTCGTCGTCAGCGCCCGCTGAGCGGAGCCGAAGGGGTCGGTGAACTCTTCATCGCTGCTGCCCTGCTTGACGTCCGGGGCGGCCTTACGCCACTTGGCAGGCCAGTATAGCTCGGGATCGTCCTTGACGTAGCGACGGCTGATCTCAGACCACACGAAGCCCACCTGATGCTTGGCCAGTTGCCGGGCCACGAAGATGGGGGCCTTGAAGTGGAAGCTGACGTGGTGGTGGGCGAACGGTAGTTCGTGCTTGTGGCGCGCCAGGAAGGCAAGTAGGCGGTCGTCCTTGCCGGGCCGGAAGTCTTGGGTGCGCTTGCCGAAGGACACGCGGGCAGCGTTCACAACGGTCAGGTCGGTGCCATAGTGGCCGAGGTAGGTTACTTCCATTCCAGAACTCCTTGCTTGTGGGCGTCAACGACCACCTTACTTTTGTACAGTACGACGATCTTGATCATCTCTTCAATGTCAAACATGCCCAGGTTCAGGGACTTCATGATGGCTGCGTTGTCAAGGACTTCAAGCTGACGGACGATCCGATCCAGCGCCTCGACCAAGTCTTGGTGGGTGAGTTCCATGGTGTCGTCAATCATCCGAGCTTCCGATCTTCCAGCATCTTTTCAAAGATAGCCATCAGGTATTCAAAGTGCTTCTGATAGACGCGGGCCACGGCCGTGTAGTCCTCTGGCGCAGCGTCCTGGGCTACGAAAGATTTTAGGTCGTCGACAACGCCCCAGCATTGCATGATGGCTTGCTCCAGATCAAAACGATCTGCACTATGTAGTTCCACTGCCCTCTCCTTCGTTGATGGGAAGGGGGATATACGCCGGGGCGCCGAGGATGTCAAGGGCGCTTTGCGCGGGACCCGTCGGGACCGAGGACTTGAATTCCAACTTGACATGTGCTATATAGAAGTCTACCTTGCCGAAATGCGCCCGCCGCCTAGAGATGGTAGGGAAACGAAACGATGTGAGAGAAGGTCACTCTTCTTCACCTCGGGGGCGGCGGCTAAGTCATTGATATCATTGAATAAGTGAGCGGTGAGTGAGGTGAGCGTAAAATCGCCTACCTTTTATATATTATATACTTTCTTCTCTGATAAGAAGGGGGCGCTCACCTTCCTCACCTTTCTCACTTTTGAGCTAATCGCTTGATATGACTACACCTTTTTGGTGAGGGTTGTGGTGAGCTTTACAAACAGAAACTCACCCGCGCCGGGGGTTGACGGGTGGCGGTTACGTTGCTATATCTCCACTTGAAAAGGAGTTAGCGATGTACTCTTGGTATTGGTATATCATTAAGAACACCCGCAATGCGGTTCGTCCGTATGAGGGGACGGCATGCAAGAAGGCGGGCGTCGAGCCGGGCAAGATGTATACGTCGCGTGAGGAGGCTGAACAGGATGCCGCCAAGTTGACGGAAGTTGATTCGGTCGGCTTTAGTGTGGCGTGGGTGCTTTTTGGCTTGGATGACGAGGGCGCCGAAAAGCTTTTTGAACATTGGGAACGTGGTAACAAAGCGGAAGGTGAGCGGCTAAGGCAGGAGAACAAACTAACAGGGATTCTTGGGGGTACTACGTCAGAAGCTGATGCTGATGCGGCGGTGCTGGAAGCTATCGAAGCGCAGGCCCAGGAGAAGAAATCATGAGATATGTGATTAAAGAGCGACCGCTGAAGGCTTACAATTGGCATAGGTGGTTTGCGTGGTATCCGGTTCGGGCGGATGTGCCGGGCGCGGGTAGGGGTGCGTGGGTTTGGCTGGAGACGGTCGAGCGGGTTTACGAGTATGGGTCGGAAGGGCGGTCGGCGTTTTACCGGGTGATTGTGGCGAAAATAAGGCAAGTCTAAAAATACGCGCGATTTTGGTAGGGGCATGCTGATGGCGAGCCTGACCGGGCGTAATTTTCCAGCCCCGCCCCGGCCTACCCCCTCGGTTGGGCGCCAGGCAGCTAGGAAAATCGTCCTATCGCTGGGCAAGAAAAAACCCCTAGGCATTGCTACCTAGGGGCTAACTCTTTGATTATGCTACCTTTTTGCGCCGGGTGATGATCACGCCCACTGGGCCAGTTTCATTTACTTGGCGCGCGGGAGGCATTTGGATTGTCTGCTTAACTGGCGGCATTTGGATTGGCGCGGGCTTCATTAGCCGTGAAACGCTATCCCGCAAGGTCTTGTCTTTAATATCTTCAAGCTTACCAGCCCCGCTTTTGATATGCTCTACCCATGCGGTGATGGCCGCTTGCATCTCCTTCGCGATATGCGGCGCCTTATCCTGCTTAGGCGCTTTTGGCTCCCAAAGCAGCAGGGTCTTGCCATCCGGCGTTAAGCCACAACCCGCCGCCGCTTGTTCCGGCATCCCCAGCGCCGCGAAAATATCGGCAACGCTAAGCGAACGAAATTCCTTACCAGCCTTCGAAACATAGGTATTGATTTTAATAGACATGGCGCTGATTTCCTTAGGTTATGCGCCCCGGATAGGGTCCGGCCCCGCCTTGGCGCTTTCCGCCTTGGCCCAATCATAGGATCACAGCCCGCCCGGCAAGTAAAGATAAATTTTGACAATTAAATTTTTCCAGCAAAATCAATAACTTAGCCCCTCGCGCACGCGCGCCCACGCGCACCCGCACGCACCCAGGCGCACCCACGCACACAAGCCCGCGCACCCACGCCCAGGCCCACGCACACGCCCGCGCGCATACGCGCACCTAGGTTAGGACAGAACCGCCCGCCCGCGCGCTTAGACTAGGACAGAACCAGAGTGAGAGTGGGTGAACGCACAGAAGCGCCCCTCACCACCTAAGTCATTGAAAACATTGGGAAAGTGGGCGCGGGTGAGAAAGTGAGCGCGGGTCGGGGCAAACTTCTATTATATTATATAGCTTCTTTTCCTAATCTAGAAGTTAGGTGCTCACCATTCTCACTCCCTCACCTGGGCTTGTAAGTTATTGATTTCATTGGCTTCTCTGGTGAGAATCTATTTAGCCCCCTCACCAAGCTAGGCAGGGGCGCGGAGTATTGGCAGTATAGCAGTAGACTACATACTAACTTAGGCTAGTCAGTAAATCAAGTGCTAGGTCTATTTACACGGAAGGCTGCTTGCCGGATCGTAATGATTGCCAGTCGGCAACTTCACAAACCGCATGAGGATCGCCCCGCAAGCCGTTGAAATTGCTGCCGAAATTTTTTTGCTTGACATCCTCGGCGAACCCCGCTATGGTCCTGCCGTCGCCCCGATTTGCCAGGTCGGACAGCGATTAAGAGAATGCCCGTGCGGTGGCCCTATCGTCTAAAACGCTCTAGGGGACAAGCTTGGATATAGGATGCTGGCAGCATCCTTACAGCCGTGGGGGCTTCTTGGCAACAGCCCAATAAAGAGCGAATTTAGCCATAATCCGATAGGGAAGAACCTGTAGTCTATGACTGCGGGCCTATTCCCTGTTACCTAGAGCAGCCGTGCAATCGTGCCTGACTGCTCTAGTTAGCAGGAGTGCTGACCTATGACTGTCCTAGACAAGATCGAAGCTGGCAAGCCAGTCGAAGCCCAGGAACTGTTTGACTACATCACTAGCAAGGTCTTAGAACAAGGCCGCCCCTCTATCCTTGAAACTAACGATGAAGAAGGAGAAGCTAGAGTGGTCTGCGTTTACCGTGGCGAAAACGGTGCCAAGTGTGCCGCTGGCCATGTAATACCTGACGCTTGGTATCGTGAAGAACAAGAGGGGCGTGCTGTGGATGGCGTCCTAGATGGGGAACCCCGCCTCGAAGCGTCCTTGGGTCCTTGCTTGTCTCTTCTGTTAGACTTACAGGAAGCCCACGATAATGCCTATCGGGGTGCCCGTCTATACAGTACCTTTACGGCGGAGTTTATTCGGCGGGCTACCCGAGTAGCTGAAGCCTATAACCTTAACCATGCCTTCGAGGTGTAAGCCATGACCTTTCATGAAGCCTGCCGTTCCATCGTCGCCCATCAGGGTGTCCGGTCCCTTAACTACGCCATTGGCTATGCCAAGCATGGCTTAGGAGTGACTGATCCCCATGAGATGAAGGTTCAGGCGCTTTACATCCTGAACAACATGACCCATTGGCGTGGTGACATCGCTAAGCGGGTCCGCGAAGCCCTTAAACAGGCATCGAAAGGAGCCTAAGCTATGAAACGCTTTGTCGTGTCGTTCTACTTGGCTAACAAGCAGGGTAGCATGGTAGAAAAGCAGCAGCCCATCGTGGTTGCATCCCTGTGGGAAGCTAGGGCGGTCGCTGATCGCACCTTGCTTAGCCTTCAAACCCGTGGTAAGGGGGTCTATCCTTACTATGACCTTGCAGAGGAGGCTGCCTAACGTAGAACACCCTGCCTCATGGTGGGGTGCTTCCAGAGCTAGTCATGATGGCTGGTTCTGGCAGCATCCGCTGCATATCCCAACCGCTTCAATGGAGAAGCACCTATGTCTAACATCCTTACCATTCAGCTTGGCTCTCTTAAGCTGGACATTCCCCTCGATAAGCTGCCTGAGATGGCGCAGAAGCAGGCTGCCCCAGCTAAGCCCCGCACCATCGTCACTCCGCTGGCTGAACCCCAGGCGGAATTGTTTGCTATGCCTGAGCAGACTGACGAGGTTAAGACCCCGTTCTTCCGCCCTAGCTCAGAGCAGCAGCGCATTGCTGAATTCGTTATGGCTATGCGTCCCGGCAGCACCAAGTTCTATAAGGCTAAGGAGCAGCGCCGCGTGTCTAAGATTATCATGAACACGACGGCTCGCCTTCGTGAACGTGGTCAGGACATTCAGGTTAGCACTAAGCGCGGCTTGCGTAATGATAAGCCGGGCATCTTCGTCACTAGGGTGAAGTGATGCCTAAACGTCCGTTCTTTTGGGTTCCCCGGATTAGCCGGGGCGCTCTTGGTTGGTTCTACCTACGGTGGGGCCGCAAACTCTGGAGGATTTGGTAATGTTGAAGCCCTACTATAGGATCATCCGCTACAAAAGCTGGTATCAAGTGCAAGTGTGGCGTTGGTGGCTTCCCTTCTGGATCACCGACCACGCTCTAGCTAACTACCACGAGTCGATGGAAGCCGCTGAAGCCTACGCTAAGGCTGGCTGCCGCAACCCGGTCGTCATGTATCTAGGTCAACTGTAGGAGAGAAGTCATGCCGGAAATCCGTGAACCCGAGTATGTTAACTGGCCCAAAGCTAGGTGGGACATTGAAGAAGCTATGGAAGATGCCGCTACGGTGGGCGCCATGATCAATGCCGACCTTGATAGGCTAGTCGAAGGGCTGCCCTCTGATAGCGAGGAATGGGCTAAGCACTACGACGTCAACCGAGAACTAGAGGCGTTCCATCATGACCTCCTCGCCCTGATTGAACGCGCTCGCTTCATAGGAATCCGCAAGTGAACACAACCCAGCTTGTCTATCAGCTTTCTCGCAATGTGAGTATGCTGACGGTAGGCAATCCTAAGATTATCAAGGGCATGGAGAAGGGCTTCGCTACGGCGGGCCTTTCTTTAGCTCCGGCTTGGGAATCTGGTCACAACACCTGTGCTAATCACAGCACCGAATGCAGCGCGGCCTGCCTTTTCTTCGCTGGTCGTGGTGCTATGCAGAAGGTCAAGGATGCCCGCATCAGGCGCACCCTTATGTATTTCGAGGATCGCCCTGCCTTCTTTGACCTTCTCAACTCTGACATCTATCAGTTCCAGCAGAACGCCCGCGCCCTAGATATGGAAGCGGTGCTGCGCCTTAACATCCTGTCAGATATTAGGTGGGAGCGGCATGGCATACCCCAGCGCTGGTCTATGCTAGGCTTCTATGACTACACCAAGATTCCTAATCGCAAGGGTCTGCCCCCTAACTACAAGCTGACGTTCAGCTTCTCGGGCAACAACCTTAGCGACTGCCGCAAGGCACTGGCCAATGGCATGAACGTAGCAGTCCCCTTCCTGAACGGGCTGCCCGCGACTTGGCTTGGCTATCCGGTTATCGACGGCGATGCCGACGACCTCCGGTTTCTTGATCCGTCCCCTTGCATCGTGGGCCTGAAAGCTAAGGGTCCGCTTCGCAAGTCCCCCCAATCCTCCTTCCTTGGAGACAATCACAATGTCTAAGCATTTCAATGGGTTCGACTTCTCCCGCCGCATCGACGGTCTTATCAACGTCTGGGCATATATGCCCTGGCCTGACGACTATCTGGACAGTGAACCAGAAGTCCTTGCTTCCTACCTCCGTAGCACAGGGGGTTGGCGCGCCCATGCTTGGCAGATAGTTCGTGTTGCTGAGTCCTTCCAAGAAGCCCATGCTTGGGCTTACAACCGCACACACAAGGGGAAATAATCATGTTGCTTACACAAGACCGCGACCTTATCCAGTCCGAGGGCCTTGGTGCTGGCAATTCATTTACGATTGCCGCTTCAGCTAAGGCGTTCGAGGTTCTGTCCAGTAACCTGTATCAGAACAAAATCCTGGCGGTTATCCGCGAGATAACTTGCAATGCAGCCGACGCCCACAAGGTAGCCGGGCTGCCCCTATCTGAGATAGGGGTTCACATTCCTACCTGGGCGGACCCCGAGTTCAGGGTACGGGACTTCGGTTCCGGCCTTTCCAATGAGGATGTCCTGTCCCTATACACCACCTACTTTCGCTCGACCAAGGACACCAGCAACGATCTGATTGGCGGCTTCGGCTTAGGTTCCAAGTCGCCCTTCTCAGTAGCCGATCAGTTTACCGTCACCTCATGGCATGGCGGCGCTAAGACTACCTACGTTTGCTATAAGGACGGCGGCCTGCCCCGCGTCAACGTGGTATCTAGCGAATCGTGTGGCACCGAAACGGGCTTGTCAGTTAGCGTTGCCGCTAAGAGCAGCGACCTGCCTTGGTGGGAACGTGAAGCCCGTAACTTCTTTTGCTGGTGGCCCGAACTTCCTACCTTCACGGGCACTAAGGGTGCCGAACTACTAAGCACAATCCCGAAGCATGATATGCTTATCAAGTCGGCGTCCGAAACCAACGGCATCCCTGACTGGTATATCATTAACTCCAATGCTTCGTATGTCTTGATGGGCTTAGTTGCCTATCGCCTTCAGACTTCCGCTATCAAGGGCCTGCCGCCCGAGGTTTGGACCCTGTTTTCGGATACGGGCTGCGTCTTGAATATGCCTGTCGGTTCGCTAAGCATCAGCCCCAGCCGCGAAGCGTTGTCCTATGACAACAATACGTCAGCGGCCCTAGTTAAGAAGGCTGCCGAGCTTGCCCGCGAAGTCATTGACACAGCTAAGCAGGACCTCGCAAACCAGCCTTCCCTTTACGAAGCCCGCCAATACGTTTATGCTGGCCCTAAGAATAGCATCACCAATCTGATGCGTGACATGGCTAAGCACGGTAAGCTGAAGTGGCGCGGCCACAATATCGAGTTTCAGTCTGACATCGACACCAAGGTTGATATGCCTATGCCCTACACCGTTGCGGAGTTTATGAAGCGGCCACATTGGAAAAACTTCCAACGCTCAAGCTACACGTCAGGTCAAGTAGTCCTTACCCATTCAGCAGCCGACGAAGATACGAAGGTTTTGTGGACCGATGCTCCGGCTTCATCTAAGGTATCGCGCAAGGTTACCCACAACTACACCGACCCTAACGACCCGCGCGCTTACCATCGTATCTTACTGTTCAACGGTGTCCCCTTCGACACCCTCAAGCAGACGCTCGCCAGCAAGGGCTGGCCGGAACCCATCGACCTAGCTACCTTGGAGGACCCGCCCAAGATTACCAAGGGTCCGACCGCCAAGCTGACTACGCAGGGCTATGGCGTCAAAGTCGATCACAATACCAATAACCAGCCTGTCTTAGTAGCCGAAGATATTATTACGAAGGACATAGACTTGACAGGCGGCGGCGTTGTAATTCCCTTCAGCCAAGGCACCATGAAGGGCACTTACGAATTGTTTTTCTATAGAAGGGCGCTTCGCTATGGGCTGTTTGCTCCGGCGCACCGCTACCTTGGTATGTCTCATAGCAAGATCAAGAACTCACCCGCCCTGGTCAAGCGCATGGAGAAGGCAGGCTGGTTCTTCCTGTCGCCTGACTATGTGGCAAGCATCACCCCGCTCAACCTGCTTAGCAAAGCTATGCTCAGCTATACGGCAGGTTCCCTTGCTCATGGTGGCGGTAACTTCGACGTTGCAAAGCTCTTCAAGCTGCATGACGCAACCTATGGCAATTATATCCCAGAGGTAAGCGCCATGCTTGATGTGTTGCGTCCTTACAAGGATACGATGCGCGACACCTACTTCCATAACTCGGACTTCGACGACGACTGCTTGCGCGTCATTGATCCCGCCGTCGTTAAGCGTATTCAGGCAGACTGCTTGACGCTGGCCACTAAATATCGTAAAGCATGGGATGCTATCTATGCAGCCCGGCCTATGTTGCAGTTCGTAAACTGGAATAGCCAGTCCGAACCTGCTATCCTTCAGTATCTCTCCAAGTAACAACCCAAACCTAGGAACAAAACCCATGATCCCTTACATCCTCACCTCCAACTCCGTGTCCCTGTTTCCTGCTGGTCAGGGTCCGGTAACTATCGACTCCACCCACATGAACTTCCAGGCGGTGGTCGATGCTATCAAGGACAAGGACTTCGACACTGCCCTTGAAATGGCAAGCGTCAAGACCTACCTTAACACGATCAGCAAGGGGCGCGTGTCCGTCAACGAACAAGGCGTCACCTTCAACGGCGCCCCGCTTACTGGCTACCTTGCCAACAAGCTGCATCAGTTCTTTAACGAGGGTTTGCCTGTCGAACACTACTGCTTGTTCCTCGACAACCTTATGTCCAATCCTTCGATGACTAGCCGCAACGAATTGTTTCTGTTCTTGGAAGCCGCAAACCTTCCTATCACCGAAGATGGTTGCTTCCTTGCTTACAAGGCAGTGACTAGCGACTTCAAGGATAAGCACTCCCGCAAGTTCGACAACTCGCCCGGCGTTACGCTTGAGATGCCGCGCCGTGACGTTGACGATAACCGCGAGCAGACTTGTAGCTACGGCTTCCATGCCGCTGCCTACGAATATGCTAAGGGCTTCATGTCTGGGGGCGACAAGCTGGTTGCCGTCAAGATTCACCCTGCCGACGTAGTATCGGTGCCGTCTGACTATAACAATCAAAAGCTCCGGTGCTGCAAGTATTCGGTGGTCTTTGATATTCCCGGCGCTGCCGACATCTTCAAGGACCAAGCCTACTACCAAGACGAATCGCCTATCTATGACTCGGAAGAAAACAGCTACTTCTGGGGGACCATCTTTCAGGAAGGCGACGACGACTAACGCGCTAGTGGGGGGGGGCTTAGGCTCTCCCCTTTCTCATGACCCTAACCGGAGATATGGATATGACGGATGCGACTAATCCACCTGATGATAATCCTGGCGGCGCTGCTTCTCCTCTAGAAAAGCTGACCCGCGCCCAGGTCTTTGCCCGTGATCCCGAAGAACTAACTGCCGCTAACTTGCAGCAGGTGATCGAGGAAATCACGAAGATAAACCTACGCAATCGCAAGGCTCGCGCTGACGATGCTGCAATCGCCGCATCTGCTGCGAAGATTAAGAAGGCAAACACCGCAACCCGCAAGAAGAAGGCCGCGCCTACCCTTGCCGACAACCTACTGGACACCAAGCTATGAAGCTGACTAACAACCACAACTTGCCGGAAGCTATCGTGGCTGCCATCATGAATGATAGCTACACCAAGGGCGATGCCGACATTTCCGTAACAGAATTGTTGTCGCCGCCCCAGCTACGACACCTTAAGCTGAAGCACTATGAAGAACTATCTGAAGATGTGAGCGACCGTATCTGGTCATTGCTTGGTCAGTCAGTTCATACCATCATCGAACGTGCCAGCCTTGCCCTGCCCAACGTCCTAACTGAAGTGACCGTCACTTCTGGATACGGCGGTTGGAAACTGAAGGGCCAGATCGACAACGTGGTTCTGTCTGACAGCCACCTGTTTGACTTCAAGGTTACGTCTGCCTGGAAAGTCAAGGGTGGGGTCGTGCCTTCTGATTGGGAGAAGCAGACCAACACCTACCGCCGTTTGCTTATCAAGGAGAAGGGCCTGATCGTCAATCGTATGTCAGTCATTGCCGTGCTGCGCGACTGGTCACGCAACGAAGCTGGCCGTAGCCCTGACTACCCGCAATCCCAAGTCAAACTGCTGGACGTGCCCCTGTGGTCAGAAGAAGAAGCCGACGCCTACATCAACCAGCGCATAGCTATGCACCAAGCAGAAGTGCCAGCCCTATGCACAGATGAAGATCGTTGGACTAAGCCCGAGAAGTGGGCAGTCATGAAGCGCGGCAACATCCGTGCAGTCAAGCTGTTCGACGACCCAATCGAAGCGCAGGCACTTGCAGGTACGGCAAGTAACCTGTATGTAGAGCATAGGCCCGGTGAAGCAGTGCGCTGCCAAAGCTGGTGTCCTGTATCTGAGTTCTGCCAGCAATGGCGGTACGATCCACGCAACAAACAATCCATATCGGAGACACTGTTCAATGCCCAAGTTTAATGAAGTGAAACTGCCACCTCGCATCCTGATCTGCGGTGAACCAGCAGCAGGTAAGACGGGCGCCCTCGCTCAGCTTGCCAACGCAGGCTATCGTCTGATGATCCACGACTTCGACCAGAACTCGCGGGTCATTGGTTCCTACCTGACCGACAAGGCTGCCGAAGTCTATCTTAACACTTACGCTGCCGCCAAGATCACAGGCACCAATTTGTTTGCCGGGTCAGGTCAAGCCAGCAAGCAGGCGCTGTCGGAGATGCGGCGCTTCTGTTCCATGTTGGAGCAGTGGAAGGTGGCGGGTGCCGAGGACCTAGGTGCCTGCACTAGCTGGACCGCGCACGATGTGGTGGTCATTGACAGCGGCACCTTCCTAGGTGAACTGCTATTGCTGGCCGCGCAGGAGGACCCCGAAACTAAGAAGGACGGGCGCTCCCTCTACAATGTGGCGGGCAAATACTACGGCGCCATCCTCGATCACCTGACTGGCAACAAGATGGGCGCCACCGTTATCATGCTTACCCACCTAATGCAGACGGGTGAGAAGGACGACCAAGGCAAGATCGTAGGCAAGGCGCGCGATGTACCTGTTGGCGTAGGCGAGAAGTTTTCGAAGAAGATGCAGACCTACTTCTCTGACATCTGGCATTTGGAAGTGGACCGGGCGGGCAACCGCACCTTCAAGACGGCAGCCACTGACAAGGCTTCGCTTCGCACCTCCGCGCCCAGCCTGATCAAGGGCGCCGAACCCTACGACCTCGCCTCCATGCTTGACCGTCTGACAGGGAGCAAGTGACATGACCCACATGATTCGCTTCAAACTTCGGAGCAGCATCGTTCCCAAGTATGGCTATATCTATGTCAACGTAGCAGCCATCCATTCGGTCACGCCTAGCGACGAAGGGTCCATGGTTATTTATGGCAATGGTACGGAAGTTTATGTAGAACATAAGCCTTCTGATATTGTCTATGCCCTCGCCAACGATTTTACTTTTGTGCGAGACTAAAAATAATTTCTGGGCATGACTTGACAGGGCGGGCGCCCAGATGTATATCCCGTCCTGTCCTATGTGACACAACCCTTAATGGAGAACACAGCCAATGGCTGACCTTTTCGATACCGTCGTCAATGCAACCGCCGCCGACCGCCCGGCTTTCCGTCAGGCGCCCGTGGGCGATTACCTTGCTACGGTTCAGTCCGTCAAGATTGTCAAGGCCAACTCTGGTACGCAGGGCCTTGAGCTTTCCTATACTTTGATGGAGCCTATGCACGTCCATGATATGTCGGGCGTCGATCTTTCGAAGTGCCGTATGCGTGACACGCTTTGGATTTCCGAGAAGTCGCTGCCTATCGTGCAGGAACGTCTGGCCCGTATCTCCCAAGATACCGTGGGCAATTCGATTCGGGATGCGCTTGACATCCTGCCCGGTAGCGAGGTTGTCATTACGGTCGGTCACGAAACCGAGGACCGTGAAGGCAAGCCCCTTAATACGCCGCGCCTTACGGCATCCCGCTACTACTCTGTCGATTGGTACATGACCAACAAGAAGGCCGCCTAACCTCGGCTTAGTCCAACAGGGGGAGTAGGCTTCGGCTTGCTCCCCTTTTCTTTGTGAGGTACTCATGATAATCGACGCTTACGCTACCGACACCACGCCATCCCATGAGGTAAGGCGCCGTGCCCTCGAAGCCCTAGCAAACGAAGGAGAACCCATGTCCGAAGTAACCTATGACGCCTTCCGAAAGCGCGTTAAAGAATTGGAAACCGCACTAAAGCAAGCCCGTCTCGATGCGCTAGAAGAAGCAGAGGTCGCAGTGGCAAAATCAATACAACGCAGCCAAGCTATTGCGGCCATTCACGAACTAAGGAGAAAGCAATGACCGACATCGCAGATAAAATCTACGCCGCCACCGGCCTGACGCTCAACGCAGAGGCGGCGGCAAAGATTGGGCAGATGATCCAAGCTGAGAACGAAAAGCTGCGGGAGGCGCTGATTGAGATAAACGAATTAAACTCAAAACGGCTCGGATACAGCAAGAAAATAGAAAGAGTAATCTGGAAAGCACTGGGAGAAAATCAATGAGCGACATTTTGGAACGGCTGCAAGATATGTTCTTTCGGTTTGGGAGGGAAAGCCCAGACGATGCCGCCCACAGGCGGATACAAACCGCAAAGGACGCCGCCACCGAAATTGAGAAGCTGCGCGCTGCTGTGCAGGATTTGGCGAAGCACATCTGGCGCGGCGATTGGGATAAGCTGAAGCCGGAAACACGCGAATTGCTGGGAGAAAAGGAATGATTAAGGAGAAGAATGGCTGGTGGTATTTGGTTGGAATTGGGTGCTTCTATGGCTACCCATTTCCTACCCGTGCCGACGCAGCCGAAGCCCTTCGTGAACTGGAGAAACCCAATGATATGTTTTCGTGACATGACGTTCTGCCCTTTCAATGCTGATTGCATTCACGCCGCCACTTGCCCTCGTGCCCTGACGCCAGCCGTTCACGACGCTGCCGCCAAGTGGTGGGGTAAGCCCGGCGCACCCATCGCTATGTTCACCTCTCAACCCGAATGCCATCGAACCAAGGAGAACCCTAGCCATGAACCTACGCCTAGGCCGTGACCTGCTGATCTATTGGCCCGTCCTACTGTTGGCCCTGCTGGTATGGATGCAGCCGCTGCCTGCCATAGCCGTGCCGCCCAGCCCCATCCCCGTTGAATGGAACGACACCAACAACCGGGACCGCCACTTCAACTGCATATCGCGCGCCATCTACTGGGAAGCTCGCGGCCAATCCCGCGCCGGGCAGATAGCCGTGGGCCAAGTCATTCTGAACCGGGCCAATGACCGTCGCTTCCCTGCTGACGTATGCGACGTAGTCTATCAGCGGCGCGGCAACTCCTGCCAGTTCACATGGGCTTGCACGAATCGCCGCACCCTAGCGCCTTCCAATCAAGACGACTGGCATGAAGCACAACACTCTGCCCAGCTAGTGCTAAGCAACATGCCCGACCTGACGCGCGGCTCCCTTTACTTCCACGATACTTCTGTGGTAGGGTGGCACCATCTACGGCGCACCACGCGCATCGACAACCACATCTTCTACAAGGATCGCTGACATGCCTGATCTGACCATCTCTATTGACGCCGACAACGCTGACCAGTTCATGATCAAGATGCTCAGCAACGTAGGTGACGTTGCCATCTATGGTATTCGTTTAGCCTTCAAAAGAATTGCTGAAGGGGGCGGCCCGCATAACTGGTCAGACATTGGCGACGACATGAAAATTCTAGGCGCTGCCAACACGCTGCTTGAATACTACGGCGCCAAACCCCTCGACCTCGCCTCTTACAAATCGGAGACGCCACTCTGATGTGCCGCAACACCGTGCCTACCCTGCGCGTGGTTCAGAACTGGTCATCTCCCGAGGAAGGCAAACCACGTCCAACGACCTACGCCCTTCAAACAAAGGATGCTCATGGCCATTGGGTAGATATACCCGTAGTCAACAAGTATCCGCCCGTGCAGATGGAGCTTCCCTTTGAAGATCGCCCTAGTACTTGACTGGCCATCCGTTGACGCAATGACTGGCAACCCCCTATCAGAGTGGGAGTGGAAGGTTACGCAAGAACTGTTAGGTGCTGCGGGGCTTGTGCCTTCCGGCACCTTCACTGCCTTCCGTGCCTATACTGCCAAGTGGCCCACGCTATTCGTCGGCAACAAGCCGGGCGGCCCCCTCACGCGCCTAGCCCAAGACGATTTCGTTAAGCTGTGCGCTGACTTGCAAGGCTATGACATGGCCCTGACCCTAGGCCAGCACGCTATGTTCTGCCTGACGGGCGAAACCAAACTAGATACTTTCCGTGGCACACACATGGACAGTCCCTTTGTCAAGGGCTTGCAAGTGGTGCCTTCGTATTCGCCCACCATCTTTGCGCGCATGGCTTGGGCCGAGCGGCCCGTGGTCGTATCCGCCATGCGTAAAGTCAAGCAGCGCCTAGCCAACAAGGACCGGACTATATTCCTACCCGAAAACGTAGCCGACCTATACGACTTCGCCACCCGCTACATCAAAGACGAAATCGTATTCGATGTAGAAACCAACAAGGCTTGCCGCATCACGGAGTTCTCGGTCGCCACCTCCTCAACCGAGTGTCTGTACGTACAACTAGAAGATCGTGCCCATCAAAGCATCTGGACAGAACAAGACGAGCGCGACATCTGGCTGTGGCTTTGGTATCTGGCACAGCGCCCCGACCTAGGCTGGGGATTTCACAACGCCACTTATGACTTGACATATCTAGACGCCTATGATATTCGTCCTAAAGGCCCAATCTTCGACACGATGCTTCGGCATCATGCTTGGCAACCTGAATGGGAGAAGTCGCTGGGATTCCTAGCTTCCCTTCACATTCCGACCCGAGCATGGAAGCACCTGCGAACCAAGGCCAAGAAGGACTTTAACAAGGCAGGATCGATTGACTGAAGATGATGCGAGCATCCGGCGCCTATGGGCGAGCGTGATTATTCAAGCGTTGATTGACGCTACGTCCGAACCCAAGACCCCGGTTGCTCACGTCAACAAACGGCAGGCCCATGCATGGCTTACGGCAGAGTTTGGCACGACCGCCCAGAACTTTGACGAAGTCTGCTTGGCCGCCGACCTAGACCCCACCCGCGTCAGGCGCTTTGCCAAGTCCTACGAAGGACCGCCCTTGACTCTGCACCTTCTGTCGCGTATGCGAAACACGTTCCTGAAAGGCGAGCCGCATGAAGATACTGACGGACCTGACCCCGACTCCTGAAACGCAGGAGATAGTTTACAACTCGCTCGATACCATGCAGACAATGGCCCTCAAAGAAATATATGATGAGGGCCTTTTGCCTGACTGGGCCGCGACAACCTACCGCTACAGCGAACTGATGCTGGGTCCCATCCTTACCATGATGCGGCGTGGCGTACAGATCGACACCGAACGGCGTGACCGTCTAGTCGAAGGGCTGCGCCTCCGCGCCGACAAGGTGCAAGCCAACTTCGATCTAGTGTGTGAAGCATTGTGGGGTACGACCATCAATCACAACTCCACGCCCCAGCTTACCACCCTGTTCTACGAATTCCTTGCCATCCCCGAGCAAACCAAATCCAAGAAGGGGGAAACCAAAGTAGGAGCAGACCGTGAAATCCTCGAACGCATCACCCGCGAATACCCGCGCGGCGCCTTCTTCGCCAACCACATCCTCCGCATCCGCGACCTTGAAAAGCAAATCGAGTTCCTTTCCAAAAAGTTGTCGCCCACCAATCGCTTCCACGCTTCGTTCAATATTGCGGGGACTGAGACGTTCCGACTTTCGTCAAGCGAACATCCATTCCGTATCGGGAGTAACCTTCAGAACATACCGAAGGAAGCGCGCACCTGCTTTGTCGCGGACCCCGGTTATGTGCTTTTCTATTCTGATCAGCAGGGAGCGGAAGCGCGTATTGTTGCGTACCTATCCGGCGACGAAAACTATATCGCCGCAGTTGAAGGTGGTGACTCACACACAATGGTCGCTTCCATGGTCTTTGGCTTCCCGCCTGAACGCGAGTTGGCTGAACGTGAATACTACCGGGGGTATTCTTACCGTGACATCACGAAGCGGGGCGCCCACGGAAGTAACTACTATGGAAAGCCCTTTACTCTGGCACAGCAGATGAAGGTGGAGACGGCGGTTGCTGAAGCCTTCCAAGCGCAGTACTTCAAGCGGTTTCCTGGCATCAGCGACTGGCATGTGTGGGTAGCCCATGAGCTACAGACCAAGGGCTATCTGGTCAGTCCCTTCGGCATACGCCGCACCTTCTGGTCCCGCCGCTGGGACGACGCTACCCTGCGCGAAGCCATTGCCTTCGTACCCCAGCACTGCGTCGGCGTTCTTATGAACGTGGGCATCTACCGTTTGTGGGAACGCTTCGAAGGTAAGCCCGGCGCCGACGTCCAGATACTACTGAACTTACATGATGCCGTGCTTGGTCAGGTCCGCATTGACAAAGCCGACCAGTTGCTGCCGGAAGTTCTTGACTGCCTTAACTTTCCGTTTCCGATCAAAGACATCAAGGGAATAGAACGCGAAATAGTTATTCCATTCGATGTGGAAATCGGATATAACTGGGGTAAGGCCAGCACCAGCAATCCGGGGGGCCTGAAGAAATGGAGGCCCAATGGCAAAGCATGACTACCTAAGTGATCGAGCAGCCAACTACAAGCTCATGGCCGACATCAAGAACTGGTGGCGGAAGCGCGGCTACATCGTCCGCGTGTGGCTTGAGAAGGCAATCGACCCCTCGAACGGAACCAACATCTGGGTCATCCGTTCTAACATTGTGCAAACCGTATCAAACGCAAGGAGTGGATACAGTGTCGAATGAAAACGTAGTGCCCTTCCGGGTAATCACTTCCGCTAAGCCAGCGCAGCCAGAGATTGTGACCGCCGACTTCACGCCCGAGCAAACCGAGCTGATCCAGTCCATCGCGGACATGGTGGAGTTCATGCTCGAAAACAAACATGCCATTCGTAACTTCGTGTGCAGCTTCAGCATGGACGCACCCAACGGCACCGACACCGAATGCCGGGTGCTGTCGTCCCCTATCGAAGCCCGCGACTTCGCCTTGCTTATCAAGGTGCTGGAAAACTCTTTCTTCAGGAATCTTAACGGCGTATGAAATTAGGCTCGCCTGTTGTAGCGCGTCATGCTGACTACATTCCCCAGTTCCCCCAGCAGAAACGCACCAAAGCACAGCAGGCGGGCATCTCCTTCGAGCGCGCAGTCCACAAGCGACTGACTGCCCTATACCCGCGCATCGACATATCGCCTTGGCTTTATTACAAGACGCCCCGGCGTAGCGGTGTCTGCCAGCCTGATGCCCTGGTCTGGTTGGCAGATGACCACATCTGCATAGTCGAAATCAAACTGTCATGGATGCGCCCCGTCCGCAAAAAGCTGATGGAATTTTATGGCCCCATCGTCCAGGCAATCTATCCCAATGCCACCTTATCTTATTTGCAAGTCTACAAGAACGCAAAAACTTCTTCCCATAAGAAACCTTTTAGTATATATAAGCTTGAAGATATTCCTCCAACCAAGTACAAGGAATGCCAATGGTTAGGACTCTGAAATTCAAGCGGCTCACCGACACCGCCACCATCCCCACCCGCGCCACCTCCGGTGCCGCCTGCTTTGACCTGTATGCAGACGAAGCCCAATGGCTTGACGACATGCGGACCCGGCGCACCGTCGGCACTGGCATCGCCATCGAGTTACCGCCCGGCCATGTCGGTCTGGTCTGCTCCCGCTCAGGCCTTGCCGCCAAGGAAGGCATCCACGTAATCAACGCACCCGGCGTCATTGACGAAGATTACCGTGGCGAACTGAAGGTTATCTTGGGGCGCCTGCCCTTCTCTCCGCAATGGCCATCCCCCGACATCATCATGATCGAACAAGGAATGCGTATCGCTCAGTTGATGATCCTCCCCCTGCCACAACTAGAAGTTGCAGAAGTATCTGACCTTACAACCACAGAGCGCGGGGCTGGTGGCCTCGGTTCGACAGGAGTTTAACAGGATGTTTACGCAAATCTTCGCAGCATTTTTCATAGTGGCTGCAATCGTTTCGTTTGTGGCTGCCCAGTACGTGGATTTCGAAAACAGGAAGTTCAGTTGGATCGACTACGTAGGCGCGGCTGCTATGACAATCTCACTTTGCAGTGGCATCCTATCTGTCATCTCTTGGATTTGGAGCATCTGATGGACACCAACCCCAAAACCCAATATGGTCTAGCCAAGCCGGGCCTAAACAACGTGCCACCCGTTCCCATCTTCGCCATTGGAGAAGTCATGGCAGTAGGCGCGGCGAAGTATGGCCCGATGAACTGGCGCAAAGACCCCGTCTCCGCCTCCACCTACTACAATGCAGCCATGCGCCATTTGATGGCGTGGTGGGATGGTCAAGACTGTGATCCCGAAACGAAGCTCCAACACCTAGCCCACGCCGCTGCCAATCTGTGCATTCTGTTGGACGCCTATAGCGGTGTTTGGTTGCGTGACGACCGCCCCCTTGCTGGCTACACCCCCGATTACATTTCCGACAACACGACGGAGTTGCCAGTTCATGACAAGTAAGTTCAAGCCCCAGACGGTGCTGCTAATCCCAGACACCCACGCCATGCCGGGCGACAGCCTTGAACGCTTCGGCAAACTGATGGCTTACCTTGATAAGCGTAACGCTACACTTGACAAGGTCGTTCACATTGGCGACCTGTGGGACTTCGCTTCCCTCTGCACCCACGACATGGACTCCCCCGACTGGTACAAGCGTTCCCTGAACGACGACATCCAGGCCGGGCTTGAAGCCCTCGATTGGATCGTCTCGATAGCCCACGCCTACGGCAAGGCGGAAATCCATTTCATTGAAGGCAATCACGAGGATCGCTACAACAAATGGATGAAGTCCGACAACCGCCTGCTGACTTCGGGCTTTCCGCAAACTGTCCAGCAACTGCTGAAGAACTACCGACCGCAAGCGAACGTGAAGTTCCACCCCTTCCTGAAACCTGTTACACTCATGGGTGCAGTCTTTCAACACTACTTCGTGAGCGGGGTAATGGGGCGCCCGCAAGGCGGCGAACACCACGCCAATAACCTGCTGAAATCCCAACACGCCTCCTGCATTTGCGGGCACTCCCATCTCCTGTCGACGGCCACCCGCACCAAGGCCGACGGCTCCAAGCTCCACGCCCTAGTGGCCGGGTGCTTCGTCGACCCGAAGGGGGACTTCTCCTATGCCAAGGCAGCCAAGAAGTTATGGTGGAATGGTGTACATTTGTTACATTTCTACGCGCCCGGCGAGTTCGACGTCGAGTCTATCAGTCTTGAAAGATTGAACTAACTGTAGTATAATGGAGGCATGGCCAAGACCCCAGCATGGCAACGGGCCGAAGGTAAGAATCCCGCTGGTGGACTCAATGCCAAAGGCCGTGCCTCCTACAATCGTGCGAACCCCGGCAAGCCCGGCTTGAAGGCGCCCCAACCAGAGGGTGGCCCGCGCCGCGATTCCTTTTGCGCCCGCATGAAGGGCATGAAGAAGAAGTTGACCAGCGCCAAGACGGCCAACGATCCCAACTCCCGCATCAACAAAAGCCTGCGGGCCTGGAACTGTTAAGGCCGTGTCGTGGAGCTACCTAAGATCACGCCTGTTGTTCAGTTCTTTACGGCTGCTTTCGCGTTGGCGGTCGGTGGCTATTCTGCGGGTGAAAAGTTTGGCTGGTTCCGCAACGACATTATTGCCTGGGCACCTGAACATTTCCGCATCGTTGATACCAAGATCGGCCAGCCTGTGGCTGTCACTGTGGCCCGCATCAAGAAACGCGACGACTGCTCAGTCGAGGACTTCAAGGTTACGATCCGCGACAGTGCCAGCGTCATTCATGAAGCCACCCCCAGCATGACCCGCTTTACAGGCCCCGCTGGCCCCGAAATTGATACCTTCACCTACATGCTTGATATTGCAGACAAAGATACCATTGCGCCCGGTAGGGCAACCCTTCTAGCGACGATCCGTTACAAGTGCCCCGAAGGCGAACGCACTGTGACGTATCCCCGTCACCCGAACTTGACGTTTGTACTGGAGAAATAAGTTGGACGCGCTCCTTAATTTAGTTCGCACTGTTGCGCCCACTATTGCGTCTGCCGTCGGTGGTCCGCTGGCTGGCATGGCTACCCGCGCCATCTCTGAAGCTCTGTTGGGAAAGCCCGATGGTACTGAGACGGAACTTATGGAAGCTGCGGCCAAAGCTACGCCCGAGCAACTGCTTGCCCTGAAGAATGCCGAGCAAGACTTTGCTGTACGCATGCGCGAACTGGACATTGATCTGGAGCGGATCGCCAACGAAGACCGTAACTCGGCGCGCAACCGGGAAATCAAAACCAAAGACTGGACGCCCAAGGTTCTGGCCGGACTTATTACGTCAGGTTACTTTGGAGTTTTGTTCTACATGCTAACGCACGGGCTGCCCACGACGGGCGGTTCCGAAGCCATGCTTGTGATGTTGGGTACCCTTGGCACGGCATGGGGCGGCGTCGTCGCCTATTACTTTGGCAGCAGCGCGGGTTCCAAAGAAAAGACTGAAGCTATGAATAGGATGGCCAGCAAGTGAAAGAGAATTTCGACAAGTCGTTGGCTTTGATTCTGAAGCACGAGGGGCTGTGGAGCGACCACAGGGATGATCCCGGCGGCGCCACAATGAAGGGCGTGACCTTGGCCAGCTTCTCAGAATTCAAGGGCCGGGCGATGGCCAAGGAAGAACTTCGCGCCATTTCGGATGCCGACCTTCACGCCATCTATAAGACTAAGTACTGGGATGCGGTACGCTGCGACGAACTGAAGCCGGGCGTCGACCTGTTGGCCTTCGACATGGCAGTCAACAAAGGTGTGGGCCGGGCGGCCAAGCTAATGCAGCGGGCGGCAGGCGTCGCAGAAGACGGGGCGCTTGGGCCTAAGAGCATGGCTGCCATTAATGCCATAGACCCTCGCGATTTCATTGCCAAGGTATCCGAAGCGCGCCGTGACTTCTACAAAAGCTTGAAGACCTTTCCTGTATTTGGCAAGGGCTGGCTGCGCCGCGTAGACGAAACTGAAAAGGAAGCTTTGCATGCCGCTTAAGAAGGGTTCTTCCCAAAAGACCGTCAGCGCAAACATCCGCACTCTGGTTGAAGACTACACCAAGAGCGGGCGCATTGGCACTTCGAAGCCAGCCAACAAGAAGGCCGCCGTCAAGCAGGCTGTTGCCATCTCCCTCCGCCAAGCTGGCAAGCCCAAGCCCAAAAAGTATGCTGCTGGCGGTGAAATCAATGAGCCGACTAATTACCTTGTGGCACCGGGCACTACGTACGAACAGCAGTTCGCCCAAGAAATGAAAGATAAGGCCCGCGCCCAAGCAAAGGCTGAATCCAAGAGCGGCGCCTCCGCAGAACGGTCACAGCAGCAACAGCAGCAGCGTAAGACGCCGGAGTATTTGTCGCTTCCTAATCAATCTGGTCAGGTCGAAGATCAGTTCCCCAAGTTCGCGCAGACTCGCATGCAAATGCGTTTTACGCCTGAGCAATTCGATGTATCTAAAGGGCCAGCGGCAGCAAGACAACGAACTGCAATGCGCCGTGGCGGCCAAGTAACTCTTAACAAGAAATCTAGGAGAAAGTAAATGGCTGATGATATTGGTCGCCCAGGCGAAGACCCCCGCGACGTAGCCCGTAGGCGCCGCCGTCAAGGTATTCGTTACCGTGCCGCGCAGGCTGCCGCGAATCAAGGCTCCGGTCCCACGATGACCCCATCCAACCAGTCGATGGTTCCCTACCAAGAGCGTCTGCCTGCCGCGCCTGAAGGTGGTGGCCGTGGTGGTCCGCCCGCTCCGTCCGGTGGTCGCGAAGTCGCCTCACCCCGTGGCGAAAACCTACCTGCTGTCCGCCGCGAAGGTATGCCCAGCGTCCGTGTGCCGTCCGGTGCTGCCGAAGCTATGCGTGGTGCGATGCAAAGCCCGATGGCCCGCGCGATGGGAAGCGGACGAGGCGCTGCGGTTGGTCGTGCTGCTGAAGCAGCGATGCGCCTGGGCGAAGCCGCCCGCCGTGCGTATCGTTCCATGCCTGCACGCACACCTGATATGGGTCCTGACGAAGGTCCGGCTCGTGCTGCTACGCCGATTCCTAATAATTTGCCGGACATGGAGCCGCCTCCGTACGAAGAAGTGCAGCGTCCCCGTACCCGTCAGCAGCCCGCCCGGCGCCCGGCGTCCCGTCGTAACGAGGACCCAGAAGGTACGCAAGCGGCGGCGGAAGCAGAACGTGAACGTCAGCGCACAATGACGCCTGCTGAAGAGCGGTCCTTCCTTGAGCGTGTGTTCCGGCGCACTAACGAAACGGGCATGGACCCGGCGACCCTAGAACATCGTCGCAACTACCTTGGCTCCGGTGCCGCTGACACCAACACCAGCTACAACAAGAAGGGCGGCTTGCTGAAGGCGAAGGCGCCAATGAAGAAAGGTGGCAAGGTTATGAAGTACCGTGAAGGCGGCATGATTCGCCAGGGCATGCAATCCCCGAAGGCCCAAGAGGGTCGTGCGGAAATGGCCGAGGATGTGATGCGTCGTGAACGTGCGCGCGAACCAATCTCCGACAAGGAGCGCAAGGCTGGCCGCATGGAAGCTGGCATGGATAGCGGCCCGCTGACAGGTGCCGAGAAGGAACGCATGCGTTCGTCCGGCTTCAAGAAGGGCGGCATGATCAAGCCGAAAGCCAAGACTGCCATGAAGAAGGGCGGCGCCGTCAAGAAGGCTGCTGGTGGCAAGGTGCCCGCGCCCAAGAAGATGATGAAGGGCGGGAAGGTTGCGGCCAAGCCTGTCAAGAAGATGATGGGCGGCGGTCGTGCAATGTATGCCAAAGGTGGCATGGCGAAAGGATGTAAGTGATGGCTATGATGCGTTCTAATATGTCGAAGCAGGTTACGCAAGGGCCGATGAAGAAAAAGGCCGTGAAGATGCAGAAGGGTGGGTTCGTGCCGTGCAAGGGCTGTCCGAATCCGGCTGCTTGCAAGAAGGCGGGTGGCTGCCTGATGAAGCGTGGCTAAGACCCCGTCCCGCGTCAACGAAGCGGGCGTCTACACCAAGCCGGGCATGAGGAAGTCCTTGTTCGAGGACATCAAAGCTGGCGGAAAGGGTGGGCGTCCGGGGCAGTGGTCAGCACGTAAGGCCCAAATGCTTGCCCAACAATACAAGGCTAAGGGCGGCGGCTACAAGTCATGAAGGCCCCGCAGAAATCGCTTGTTGATTGGACGAAACAAAAGTGGCGAACCAAGTCTGGTAAGCCATCAACCCAGGGACCGGAGGCTACAGGTGAACGCTATTTACCAGAAGCTGCAATCAAAGCTATGCCAGCTAGTACGTATGCTGCGTCGTCTGCTGCCAAAAGGAAGGCGACGAAAGCGGGTAAGCAATTCTCAAAGCAACCCGCCTCCGCCGCCAAGTTAGCCAAGCGGTTCCGTTAGAACGGATACTCCTCTGGCGCCTTATAGTTGTTGACGGTCTGCTGCCAGATCGCCGCGCCCGCACCATCGCCGTGGAACTTGACGTTGATGCGGTTTTCTACTAGCCACTTGTTCCACTGACCCAGGTCCTGCATAGCGGCGACTAGCTCGCCCGTGGTTAGGTAGGATTTCTGGTCGGCGCCTAGCGTTACTTTCATGAAGGATTGCTTGACGTCGTCTTGTTTGGTTTCTTCTGGGTAGAAGAAGTCGTAGCCGTAGAAGTCGAAGCGCCGGAAGCCCATCACGAAAGCCAGCATTGGGATGCGGGTGGCGGAGCAAGTGCCGCCCATAACTACCGTGCCAATGTCGAAGGCCGGGGGCCGGGCCTGTAGCGTGGCGTTAGTGTGTGCATGCCAGCCGTACAGTTGAGCGCCCTTCTCTTCCAGATAGGTGCGTACTGACGGATGGGTCATCGTTGCAAACAGGAACTTATCTTCCGGCCCGGCGCCAGCGAACAAGTCGGTTCTGATAATGCCGTGCGTGGACTTGCCGTCGATTGGACGTGGGTCTAGGATCACGGTCCAGTCAGGGGTGATGCCCGCCTGCTTCAGGGTAGGGAAGGCATGCTTGACGGTGAAGACAGTGGCGCCCTCGGCTTGCCTGCGTTTGATTTCATCAAGGTACTGGGGAATGGTAGGCCCGGCGCTAACGAAGATCGCGGTCTTGGTGTGGGCCTGATAGTTGCCAATCCACTTTTGGAGGGCCTTCCCATTTTCGGCAATGTGTTGAAGCTGTTCGCCCTTATCGACGGAATCGACGGGCTTGACTTGGATGCGGGTGCGGAGGTCTGGCATTGGGAAACCGGGCCGCACCACCAGCCCAAAGGAAATGGTTTGCTTCAGGCCAGCATAGCCGTCGCCGCTAGTGATCATGCGCTTCTGGCCTTCGGCTTCCGTCCATGTGCGGATGGGACCTTCGGGCGCGCCTTCTTCGGGCTGGGCAATCACATCGTCGAACACTACGTAGGGAACGTGCATCAAGTGGTGGTAGTCTGACTTGGTGGTTTCGTAGGAGTGGCCGCCGTCAATGTAGGCGAAGGAGGCTTCCTTTACTACTTGCCCAGACTTGGGCAGGGTTTCGAGAGTGTTACCTTTTATCAGAGTGTAGTCAAAAGTCAAGCCCTTGCGGGACATGAGTCGGCTATAGTTGTTAAGGCGATTGCCCACCAGCCAGGAGTTGGCGTGTGGTTTGGTGTGGCCTTCGTGGTGACGGTCGTTGCCTTCTTCGAAGGTGTCGAAGCCCACGTAGGATACTTGGGTGGCGCCCGCAGCGAAGGCGCACTCGGCCATCTGGATGGCGCGGCTACCATTCCATGTGCCGACTTCAACGATGTTGGCTTTGCCCGTCGCCTTGACCGAGGAGGTCAGCAATTCGCACAGTGTTTCGTAGCGGGCCGGGGCGCCCAGTGCCGGGTTGGCGATGGTCTGCTTGTCCGGGCCTTTATAGTGGATCATATAGGCGCCTAGGGTCGATTGATGGAACGCATCCAAACCCAAGGCGCCCGGCGACAGGTCCTTCACCAGAAGACCGTGGGCGCGGTGCAGCAGGACTAGGCGGTCAAGGACTGCGTTGTCGTGAGCTTTCTTGTAGTGAAAGGCTTCGAAGGAATCGTACAGGCCCCAGTAGTCGGCCAGCAGTGATGCGCCCTTGACAGTCGCCAAATTAAATGCGAACCAAGAGCCTTCGCTTTCCGCAACAGACTTACGGTAGAGGTAGGTGAGATGGACCTTATCGTCAAAAAGCTGCTCCAACAATTGGGAGTCGACGTGCCGCATAGCTTCCGTGTCAGCGTCGATGAACCCAATCCAGTCAAGTTCCGGCGTTACCGAGGAAGCCAGAGCTACAGCCTTGAAGCAGTACTGGAGGGACGGGCCGTCTTTGGCTTCGCTACCCAGTCGCGCCTTGAGCTTATGGAAGGAAGCCGTGTCTTCCAATGCTCGGAAAGTGACGCCCTCGAATGACGGGACGTTGTCGCCCAGGTCATGGTGCCAAATCTCTAGGGGGATGTCGGCAGGCCAGAACTTTTTGTAGGATTCCGCGAAGCGGCGCCCGTAGGTTTCCCAACCTTTGGGGCCAATGGTCGTGACGATTTTAGCGCGCATTGTAAGCGTCCGTGAGTTCGTTGGTCCAGAAATTATCGAAAGGAGTTGGCTCCCGATTGGTCATGCCCGGCACAGGCGGCCCGAACGTGAAGTGGACAGCGTCCACCGGAATGGGGCGGTTCTGATCTTCGGCGGCCTGGGCAGCTTCCGTCGTCGGGCTGTAGTTGGGAATCCAATGCCAGCGTTCAGACAGGTAGCCGATGTCGTTGTCGTTCAGCCAAGCGAAGGTGTGGAGGTGGTTGCCGCTGGCTTCGTTCACCATCTCGACGGTCGGCAGCTTGTTGGACTTCAGGTTCCAAAGCATGAGGGCCGACCACATCTTCCGCTTGTAGCGGGACTGGACTTGGCCATCCATCTTGACGGTCTTGTCAGGTTCGAAGCGATGTGGTACCACCATCACCGTCTTGCTGCTATCAGCTTCTTGGAGAATCTTATGGATGTCGTTAAGCCACAGCCAGTCGCAATCCGTGAAGAGCGCCCAGTCAGTGACGCCATCAAGCTTGGCGACGATGGGCGTGAGGAAGCGCGTATGCGAGAACTGTACACTGAATGGCTTGCCGTCTCGCTCGTCGGTGTAGGTGCCGTCCTCATTAGTACGCCATGGACGGTCGAAGAGTTGACGGCGGCGCAAGTCGATGTGTTCTAAGCGTTTCACTTCGACAGGCTTGCTGGCGTAGGCACGGACAGACGCCTCGGTAACTCGCAGTGCATCCGGTTCGCGGTGGTCTACGCCAATGTAGTAGGCAAACTTTGACATGCCGCTAGGATAATAGTCTTCCCGCGTTTTGTCAACAAGTTAGTTAGGTCACTGACGCTCGCGCCAGCGGGCTTCCTCGGCAATCCGCGCAGCTTCTTCACGGGCAGGAACGCGGGTCTGGCGAGTAAGTACGGCGGGGTTGCCCCGGCCAGCGTAGTCTTTCTGCGCCCGGTCAAGAATAGCTTGCGGGTTTAGGTTCACGCGCTGGGCAACAGGTTTGCTTTCTTGCTGTTGGGCGATTTCAGCATACCGCTTCTGGTATTCTCTGTAGAAGCGTTCGACGTCTTGTTCGCGTCCGGCTGCCCGCGCTTCCAAAGCCCGCAGCAGAAGGCGGGAAAGCTCTAGGTTGGCGCGTTCAGTTGGGTCGCGGTTTATGCGGCGCAATTCGTCTACGCGGGTAGCCCCGCGCCGGATGTCAGCAAACTCAGGCGGCACAAAACCAATTGCCTGTTGAATTGCCGGAGGTAGGAAGCCAGATTGGGCTGCCTTGTCGACGTCTGCGGGGGAAATCATGCGCTCGCCGCCGCGCGTCCACTGTTCTTTGTTGACTGCAATCTCCGCGCCCTTGGCAATGTTTGCCAAAGCGTTAGGCATGAACGAAACCATTGCTCCCCATGGGTCGCCTTTCTTCCAGGCTTGGAATGTATCTACGGCTTTGCTTGCAAGCCCGCCTACGGGACCGAAGAACGAAAGAACATCCCAATCAGAAACAGAGCCTTGGGGTAGCGGGTCGATCTTAAGGCGCGAGTTCAAGCTTAAGGTGCCGGAAGCGTGAGGCAAGCCGTAGCTGAACATGGACGCCATAAAGCCGTTGCCGAGGGCGCGTTCCAGTTCTTGTTCGAAATCGGTAGCGTTTTCAAATGCTAGTTTCAAAATGAATTCGGCAAGTTCGCGGATGCGTTCTGCCAGTGGCAGCGACCATATACCAGCCAGAGCGACTTGGGTCGAAAGCATAGCGGCAAATTGAATGGCGCCCGCCTTGGCCATGACTGGATCGCTTTGGCGCAGGCCGCGAATTGTCTGGGCCGCGCTTCGAGTATATAGTTCCAGTATCTTAAAGACGGGGCCTTGGAACTGAGTGGCGGCTTCAGCAGTAGGGTGGAAGCGTTGGATCAGGGCACGGTCTTCCTTGGTGCTGCGGAAGTTCGTGTCGCTTGTGACGCCTTCGGCGTAGTCGTAGGGCGTGGCGTAATTTTTGTTATCGAGTTTGCTGGCGCGGGCCATAACTTCGGGGCGCGCTTTAGCAAGACGGTAGGCTGCCAAGAACGCAGTCACGCGGTTGGTTTCGTCAACTGCCGAAAGCATCTTGCCCGACAAATCAAGTATCTTGTTGGCGTTCTTGGCGAAGGTCGTGGCGGACTTGTCGGCAATGCCAGCCTTACGCATTTCATCAGCGGAGAAGGTGCTGCGAAGTTCGACGGCTTGCACTGGATTGATGCGACCGTCCTTCACGGCCCGGCGCAAGGCTTTGACTTCGTCGGCAGTCAATACGCCCCGGTCAATTAACTTCTTGGTGTAGTCAAGTTCCTTGCCTAGGGATTTCATTACGTCGAGTGTGCCGTATACATCTTTTGCAGCAGACGCCGAGTAGCGCAGGGCGCTGGCCCCGGCTCCGTCGCGAAGCAAGCGCGGCACCATCACGGTTGGGTTCTGCGTAAACTGAATGACGGCGGTACTGAAGTTGAAGCCTAGGAACCAGAGGAAGGCAAGCGCGCGGCCCGTACCGAAAGCTTCCGTCGGGGTGGATGCGTAATTAAAAGTGTCGTTCCAGTATTGCTTTTCTTCGTTGCTATACCCATCTAGTGAATTGTTGAAGTCATCGCGGACGGCTTCACGGGCCTGCAACTTACTAGCCGCAATGATATAGTTGGGCACTGTGTCGCGGATGTAGTCGGTCGCGTTCTCGGGGGTGATGGCCCGCAGCAAGTCGATGTTGGGGCGGAACATCCGTTCCATCTGCGCCTTCTTAATTTCTTTGGTCATGCGGTCGATGACTTGCTTGGCTTCGGCGCCACTGACCTTGCTCAGTTCTTGTAGCCACTGGGCAATGAAGTCACCATCACGACGGAGGTTATTGGCGTTTTCGTCCCTTGTGGCTTCCATGCCCCGCTCCATGATATAGAAGCGTTTGCTATCGGGGAATTCTTCACGCAGGCGTTTGATAGCGATGTCTTCGAAGTTGCGCTGCAATCCAACAGCTTGCCTGACTTTGCGGATATTGCGCGCGGGATCGTAGAAGTAGATGCGGACTAGGCGCTTCTTGTTGCCGGGCAGTTTCTCGTAAGCAGCAACGAAGTGGCTGCCTTGGGCGATTTGTGGGAAGAAGAACGCATCCCGCCGCCTTTCATACCGCTTTACTTCTTGGTGGCCGATGGGTGAGGCTGCCCTGACTTCTTCATCAGGCATCTGTCCGATAAGGCGGTCGCCCTTCTTGCGCTGGAAAGCTTCGAGGCGCGCACGATCTTCGGCAGTCTTTGCCAACGCTGGGTTGAAATAGCTTGCTGTAGACGAATCAACATAAAAGTTAAACAGGCTTTGAAAGCTACGGAGGATGCCGTCCATCGCCGCGTTTTCTTCGGGCGTGAAGGCAGAACGATCCCACATCTGCTGCCTGCTGCGGGCGTCTTGCAATGTCAGGGCAATACGGGCCTGCGACTCGGCAGACAAACGTAGCGCAGGTTCGTATGCCTCCGTAGACTGCGTCAAGGCTTGGTGGTTACGAACATAGAAGCGGTCCAGTTGGTCCGCCGATCCTTTGTATATGGGATTCTTGCTGTAAGTTGCAATGGGGGAAGCAAACCACTTACCCATAAATCCGCCCCGGAAACCGTCGACAATCTGCTTATCAAGGGAAGCTTGAAGGTTCTTGATTGGTGCATTATCTGGCGGGGAAAATAGCGCCTCTTCTACCGTATCGGTAGTCTTGCCTGCGCCCGATTGCGGATCAGCAGCAGCGGCAGCAGCAGCAGGCGTATCACCAGCAGGTGTGGGCGCCGGGGCTGGCTGAGCAGCCGGAGCAGTGGGGGCTTGGCGGCGATTGATGAAATCGTTATAGACTTGGTCGCGCGCTTCGGGTGTGGCTGCCGCGCTGGATTGTTGCGCGAAGTCAATGAACTCAGGCCTCGTGAAGGGGCGCTGGCGAATGGCCGCGATGTTGCGAGCCTGCGCTACGAAGGGACTGCGCGCCTGCGGACCAGCGTTCAAGGAGTAGCCTCGCCACAGGGCCGCTTCGTCTTGTGGTTGAATTGGGGCGGCGGGAGCTTCGGCCCCCATGCGCTGCATGGTTTCAGGTGTTAGAGTCCCAGTCGCAAGCTGTTCGTTGGAGGCAGCGATTTCCTGCTGTACGTCAGTCTGCGTAGGAGGCGCGGGCGCGACGGGTTCGGTGGCGACTGCGAAAGTTTTGGGCGATAATTTGCGAAGGAAGCCCGCGTCGGCAAGCGCGTTGAGTTGTTCGGCTACGGCTTTCTGTTCGGCGCGCGAAGGGCGGCCAGGGTCAAGATCACGGGCACCGAGAGCAGCGCGAGCAACATCAGCAAGTGTGAAGGAGTTTAGATTGACGTTGGCAAGCTGTGCGTTTTCCGCAAGATTGCTAATGAAGTCAGAGGCTTGAGCTTGGCGGATGGACGGGGCTACCGTCTCTGCGTCTGCTTCCTGCGCGGGCTTGGCAACGAATTCGTCAATGGCCCGCTGGCGCATGTCGGTTGAAGCTTGCTGCCAGTCAGCTACGCGCGCAGCATTGACGAAGGCTACGGTAGCTTCAGGTGTGGCGAGTGGGACAGGTGGCGTGAAGCGCGGGTTCTCGGCTAGGAAGGCTTCGACCTGATCAACAGAAGCTAACGGTTCCGGGCGCGTCGGCATAGTAAGTGGCTCGAAACGCGGCGCGGGCGCAGATTCTGGTGTAGGTGTGGCTTCTGGGGCGGGCGGCGCGGGGGCAACGCCAACGGCAGGCACTGATCCACGGGGCACGGGTGTAGGTTCGGGCGCGGCTTCTGGGGCGGAGGCGGCTTCGGGTGTGGGGCGCGCACCGAAAGCACCGCGCGTAGCACCGCCAAGAACGCCGCCAGCGATTGCGCCCCCAAGGCCCGCTTCCAAGTATTCGCGGTTGGCTTCGGGGCCTGTGATGGGAAGTCCGGCTTGGTAGCGTTCGATTGCAGCCTGCGGCACTTCGGCAAGGGGTTCGGTTGCAGCGCCTACACCAGCACCTCGAAGTAGGCGCTGGCCTAGTGAACCTGCTGCTTCACCGACAGGGCGCCCCAAGAAGCGACCTGCACCCAGGGTGGCAATGTCAGCGGCGCTTTCAAGGGCGACTTGCGGGACGGCAGCAGCGAAAGCAGCGCCGGGGCTAGGGATTTGTGTGACTTCAGCGGGTGTGACGTTTTGGCGCTTGGCTTCTTCTTCGACTTGGCGTTGGATGTTGGCGCCTGCCGTGGGTAGGAAGCCCGCGCCTGAAGCACCGAGGAAGCCGCCGAGTAGGGCACCGCGCGCACCAGCCCGCGCACCAAGACGCGCACCAGCTAGGGCGCCGCCGATTCCGGTAGCGGTTTGGGGAAGGGAGCCTGTGACGATTTCGGCAGCAGCCCGCCCGACGTCGCCGGGGCCTTGCGATTCTAGGATAGGTGTGCGAAGAGCTTGGGGCTGGGCAGCTTCAGCTTGCAGCGCCTGTTCAATGCGGCCCTCGCGCCCGAATTGCTGAAGGCTCGGCATGTTGAGCGATTGGCCCAGACCTTCGGCTGCCGAATATAGTTGGCCTTGGAATTCGTCGATGGCGCGGGAAGCGCCCTGCGTAATGGAACTACCCAAGCCTACTTGGGTGCGCCGCCAGCTTTCAAATTCTTGTGGGAACGCAGACCGAAAGTATTCGCGGGCGCGGGCTTGGACTTGCCGCTCGACGCCCGGAGGCCCTTCAATTTCTACGATAGTGCCGTTAGGTAACGGAACTTCATATAAGGGCATTAGCGCGGTGTGCCCGTTAGCGGAACTTGTACGCGCTGACCAGGGCCTTGCTGCGGTTGCGCTGATGGGGGCGCTGGCAGTTGCCCACTTTGAATTTGTGCCGCCCCTTCCAGAAGTTGTTGGAGGCGCGCGTTCCGGTAGCGTTCCCTATTTGCAAGGCGCTCTTGGCGGTCTGACTCGGGTTCTGGCGTACCGGGCGCCGGGTCGGGATATTGACGCCGGGCTGCTTCTTCTGCTTGGTTATACATCGTAGCATACTGAGCAGGAGATACGCGCGAACGATTGGCGGCCCCGGCGCCAGCCATTTCGGGGCGTTGGCGGTAGTAGAAAGCTTGGGCTTGGCGCAGCGCACTGATGTCAGGATTGCGAAGTTCTTCTTGTTTAAGGCGCATCTCTTCGTCGCGGCGGGCAACTTCGGCTTCGAGTTCGGTGGCCTTGCGGGCTTCTTCGCGGCGCGCAGCCATGGCCTGATTTTGTGCGCTAAGACCCGCGCTTAGGTTGTCAAGCAAGCTGCCCCGGTTGGAAAGGATGCCGCGCCCCATGGCTGCCAAGCGTTCATTCGCAGACATTTGCGGCGGTGCAATATCTTGTTGAAGACGTTGCCGCAGTTGTTCAAGCAAAGAGGGTTGCATTGTTTCGCCCATGGAATTAGTTCCTTAAGAAGCGGGATTGTAGATGCCGAGTTGCTTGCCAAGTAGACGAAGGTTATCAAGGAAAGCAGGGCCTTGCATGATGCCGCCAGCAAGAGCAGAGAGGAGGTCACGGCCCGGCGCGGTTTCGGTTTGCTGCTGGCCGATGCCGAGGGTAGAAGATGGCAGACCAAGGGTAGAACGTAGGGCCGAGATACCGCGCAGCGGATAGTCGCGCTCCTCTTCGAACTGCTGACGCATCACGTCTAGCTCAGCCTGATCGCGTGATTGCTGAAGGCCGCCCGTAGCTAGGAGCGGATTGACCATGGAGCCAAGGGCGTTCTGGGTTTGCGTAAGGCCCGTGCCAAGCTGGCCTTGGGCTGAAGCGTACAGGGCCGGGATTTTCTCTTGGTCTTTGCGGAACTGATCAAGAGCTTGGTTGTAGGCTTTGGCGCGTTCCTGGGCGGAGATGTCACCGATGTTACGCTGGGTGCCGCGCTCCAGTTCGCTTTCTGCAATGGCTTGGCGCGAACCGCCGAAGGAGCCTGTGCGGGCGGACTGCTGGCCAAGACGGAGGCGTTCCTTAGCAGCGCGCTCTTGAATGTCGCGGATCGCCGGGTCGAGGACTGCCTGCGTGTAGGGCGACATGTAGCCGGACAGGTCGGTTTCGGGCAGGGTGGTAGCGAGGCCAGTGGTAGCAGAGATACCCTGCGTTGTAAGGCCGGGCGTCAGGCCGCTTAGAGCGCCAGCTTGCGTAGCAAGACCGCGCGTAGCTTCGAAGGCCCGCTGTTGGTCGGGGGTGAACTCGGCAACGCGCTGAATGGGATTGCCTTGGGCGTCGACGTAGGGCTGGAAGGGTTCGGCGGCAAAACCACGAGTGCGGGCAAGCAGTTCCTCGCGCGTGTCGACAACGGAACGCGGCGTGGTTGGGGTTGTAACGCGAGAGGTTTGTTGTGGACCCACGCCAAGAAGACCGCTAAGCGCACCTTGCGTGGTGGCGGGGGCACCTCCTAAAACGCTACTGAAAAAGCCGCTCATTTCATAGTCCTTTCAAGAATCTTGCCGACCTGAAGTGGGCCTGCCTGCCGGGTCGTGCCAGTCTTGTGTTGGCGCACCTGCCTGACTAGATCATACAGGCGCTTTGACCCGGCGTTGGTTGACCCGTCGCCCATCATGGACACTACGTCAGCGGGGATCACGAACTCACCGTCGGATAGGGCCGCAGCCCGTCTGCCGTCGATGGAGGTTGGGATCAGGTCATCAAGACCGCCGCCCGGACCCTTGGCAATTTTGCCACCACCCGGCAACGGAATGATACCCCCGCGCGCGTAGCCTTCAACATCAGGTAAGACTCCTTGGCTATTGTCATTATACATGGAATCGCCGGGTAAATCAACTAGGCCGCCCTCTTGGAAACCGAAGCCCCCGAAGCCGCCGAAGAAGTCGCCAATGCCGCCGAAGAAATCACCGACGCCTTCACCAATCGCGCCAAGAGGATCGCCACCAATCGCCCGGTCACTTGTCCAGCTAATGGCTTTGTCTACACTCTTTGCCGCTCCGGCTACCGCATCATCAATAGGGCTTTCGTAGCCAAGCGCCTCAGAAAGGAAGGAGTCAAGAACAATGACTGCCGCAATAGCCTGACCCACACCGGGTGTCGCAGCAAGAGTAGCAACGATATAAGCTTTGGCGGCTTCAGCAGCAGCGGTGCCCACACTGTCGCCCTGCGCCAAGGAAATTAGGGCAGCGGAAACGGGTCCGGTAAGGTCACCAGCGAAAGAAGCAGCGGCTTGTTCGGCAGCAGCTTCGGCAGCAGCTTGTGCAGCTTCTTCGGTAGCATCTTGAGCAAGAGCTTTGGCGTAAGCTTCAGCGGCAGCTTGTGTGGCACCCGGTACAAACTCAGGTCCAGCCGCGCTCAAGAGCGCCTGAGCGCCTTCCTTGGAAATGTTTTCCGCAATTATGGGAGCGCCAAACTTATTGAAAACCGCAGTAAAGACGCGATTGACTGCGTCAGGTGATGGCGGATTGCTTGGGTCGGTAAGTGCTTGCAGGGCATTAGAGCCTGATTGCAGGGCCTGCTCGCGCGCGTAGTCCGGGTTCTTAAGAATTTCGTTGACGTTGTAATTCTTAAGGGCATTGTCAAGAGATGTGTAGTTTGCCCGAAGATCGTCAAGTACTTCTTGGGAAAATGGCGGCTCACCCGGAGTATAACCTTCAGACACTGAAGCATAGTGCATATATACTTCGCGCTGTGCTTCGTCAAGTTTATTCTTGATTTCGTCGCGTTGCTTTATTGCGTTTGCAATATCAGATTGAAATTTGGTTGTTGCCTGATTTACAACTGGCTCAACTTTCGCCTGGGTTTCCGCTTGAAGGTCGGCTTGGCGCTGTGCGGCGGCTTGCTGTTCGGCTTCTAGCTGACGTGCAATCTCTGCTTGCTGTGCTGCTTTTTCGGCTGCTTGTCTGGCTTGCTCTTCGGCAACGCGCCGTTCTTCTGCCAGACGTTTAGCTTCTTCGTCAGCTTTGCGTTGCTCCTCGGCAATACGTTGCTGTTCTGCTAATGTCCTAGCTTGTTCGGCTTCTGCCTGTAACCTAGCTTGTTCAGCGGCCACCCGCGCTTGTTCTTCGGCTACACGCTTGCGTTCAGCTTCAGCAGCAGCAGCTTGACGTTCAGCTTCAGCTTGAGCCGCTGCTTGACGGTCGGCTTCTGCCTGAAGGGCAAGTTGACGATCCACTTCAGCTTGGCGGGCGGCTTCTGCCTTGGCGGCTTCGGCGGCGGCTTGGCGGTCGGCTTCAGCTTTATCAGCGGCTTCTTGGCGTTGCCGTTCTGCCTCCGCTTGTTCGGCAGCCTGACGTGCTTTCTCTTCTGCAATACGACGTTCTTCTTGCAGGCGAGCGGCTTCTTCGGCGGCCCGACGCTGCTCTTCAGCAATACGCGCTTGCTCAGCAAGGGTCTGGGCCTGCTCTGCTTCTGCTTGTAACCTAGCCTGCTCGGCGGCTACGCGGGCCTGCTCGTCGGCAATGCGTTGACGCTCAGCTTCAGCAGCAGCAGCTTGACGTTCAGCTTCTGCCTTGGCGGCGGCTTGACGATCAGCTTCGGCTTGGGCTGCCGCTTGGCGCTCAGCTTCTAGATCAGACTCCGGCGTCGGCAGTTCTTCTAAACCACCCTTGGTTGGGATTTCCGGTACGGGCGGAAGCTCAGGCGGTTCCGGTTGCGGAGCGGGAAGCTCAGGCTCAGGTTCCGGGGTAGGCAGTTCTTCAAGACCGCCTTTGGTCGGAGGTTGCGGCTCGGGTTCTGGTTCGGGCGCCGGAGCAGGCGGGGGTGATGGCTCAGGCGGCAGTTCAGGTTCCGGCAACGGCTCAGGCAGTGGCTCGGGTTCTGGTGTGGGTAGTTCGTCTAGGCCGCCCTTCGTGGGGATTTCGGGAATGGGTTCGGGTGCAGGCGCGGGAGGTTCCGGCAACGGCTCAGGTGTGGGCGCGGGCGGTTCAACAATGGGTGGCTCGGGTGCAGGAGGGGGAGGGGGAGCGGGAGGTTCGGTTATGATGTCATTGAAGTTTCCGCCCGGAGTAGTTACTATGTCGGGAAGGTCGACGCTTTCTACGATGTCGTCAAGGAATATGTCATCGAACCCCCCACCCGTTTGGGTGTCAGGTTGTGTAAAAAAATCGTTGAGACCACCCCCTACGGTCTCGTCAGAAACATTGGGATCGTAGATCGGGAACGAATCAGTAATGGTGGTGACGCCGACGACAGAGGTGTAGGGTGTCACGGAAGTATTGACGGTGCTGGTATACACAGAAACTGAAGGACTGATACTAGTGGTGCCAACGACTTGCTCAAGGATTTGCTGAAGCGTGGAACGCGGCAAGTTACGAATGTAGTCCATGAACGAATTAGAGAAGTCGCTCGTATCGAAATCAGTGTCGGTTTGGTCTTGGAGGCTGTCAAGCCCGCCGCCTTGGGACTGCTGTTGCTGCTGGGTCTGCCCTTGCGTCTGGGTTTGGCTGACGTTGATATTGGGGCTAACAGTATTGACATTGCTAATGGTCGGGCTGACATCAATGTCGGTGTCGACCGTGTTCGTCGGATTGAACGTCGGATTAAAGGTATTGGTAGGCGTGAAGACGTTGGAAATGTTGACGTCTTGGCTCTGGGCTTCCAGCCTCTTGAGGTAGTCGTCGTAGGCGCCCGACCAGTCCATGCCAAGCAGGCCGCCCATAACCGCCGCATCTAGGCCGCCACTGTTATATTCGGGAAACGGTTGCTGATAGACGATTTCGTCGCGGGCGGGACCGGGCGCATTGCCAGCACCGGAAGGTGAATAGAAGCTGCCGCCGGGGGAGGCGCCTTGGAAGCTCCGGGTAAAGCGCAGATCAGTCAGGCCAGGATTGTATTGTGGGCGGTTCTGGCTACCCGGATAGAGTTGAGCAAGCTGACCCACGGACCCAATAAAATTGCTCATGTCGACAGGAGGGGCTGCCGTCGTGTTTTCGACAGGCAAGTTCTCCAGCCCACCCATCGTATAGTAGGTGTCTTTGTCAGGATTTACAGGAGGTTTATTGGCAAATGATTCTGACATCTAAGGGGGCCTCTCGTTGGCATTATACCACAGAATTTGTTGGAAATAAACCCTACCGGACGTTGACAAAGTTGCTGGCTTGGAGGGCTTGCAGCAGCTTGCCGACCACGTTGGTTAGGACGGTGACGGAGGGGCTGTTCATGTCAAGGGTCGTGGGTGCGCTGACGGTGCCCTGAATTATGAACTCAGGGCGGGTGCGGCGGCCAGGGTCAAAAAGGTCGCTCTGCTCTAAAACACGGGTTAAGGCATTCCAAGCGTCCTTGGAAGATTCGTCCCAGTCAGAAGGGGGCGCCGGGAAGAAGCGTGAAGATATGCGCCGGGTCATCGTAGGCCGTCCGGTTCAATGGCCATGCGGAACTGCCCCATCCGCCACGGCAAATCCGACGAGGTGGAGGACTGGATTTGGATGGCGAACTCCCGCCCGCGCAGGCGCGTCGACACTTTCTGGGTGGTGCCCGTCACGTCGAAGGGACCCTTGGTTGTGACCGTGCCGCCCGGATACTTACGTGCCTGCAAGGAAATCTGAAGGGTGCCGCTGTAAGGCGTGTTGTTGGAAAGGTTGCCGAAGTCGGGGGTGAACTTGTTGGCGAACATGATGATGTTGCCATCGTTCGTATCGAAGTAGGCGCTTTCAAGATTGGCGGCCAGAGCCGACGTGTCTGCCGTGTAGCCGTACTCTTGGTAGTAGAGGTCCGAGGGAACGGTGCCGATGGCCAGTGGGTAATTGAAGGTGCCCCCGTCTTCCCATACCGTGCGGGCCATGGTGCCGATAGTCCAGTGGCGCTCCGAGGTGTTGTAGATGACGTAGCGGTCATTCTCGCCGTCGGGCGAATCCACTGACGGATAGAACCACATGATTTCATCGAACGTAGAATTGACAGCCGCATAGATTTTGTCTATATTGTTTTGATCGAGATTGTCATAGATGAAGCGCAGCACCGTGCAGGCAAGCGGCTGGACGCGCCCGTTGTATTGGTAGAACTGCCCGTTGTTTGACATCCAGTAGAGGGTACCCCGGTATTCGATGGAGGCGTTACGGGCAATCACGCCACATTGTTCGCCTGCTGCCACAAAGCCGAAGACGTCGTTGCCGCCGATGTAGGATTGGATGTACAGGTCTGAGTCGGTCAGGATCGCGGTCTTGTCGCTAACGCGGTTGACGGCACGGATTTCGGAGCCACGGCTAGGCAGCGGATAGTCACCTGCGTTGTTGATGCCAGAGGGCGTCCAGTCAGTGAAGTCTTCTTGGCTGCACCACCTAATCAAGAGCGGGTCATAGCTACCGCTGACGTCGTGGGTTCCATACAGAAGAACGTGCCGGGCTTCAGAAGCTACGCGCACGATCTGGTTTACGGAGGGCGCTGCTGTGACTATGGTCATGCGCTGCGTAATGTCGGCGCTAGTATTCCAATACATCAGAGGGCCTTTAGAGGGAACAGCCATAATGTCAGTTCCCCAAAGATCAGCCGACCACAACCGCAACGGCACTGGAAAACTACCTGCGCTTTCGTTCCAGCCAAAGTTGCCACCCCACACGCCATAACCCCAGCCCGTCAGAAAGGTAGTATTCTGAGCGCCCGCGTCGTAGCAAATGCCCAGGGTAATTGCACCGCCAGTTGCTGCTGAAGTAGCTGCCGCCGTAACGCCCGTGTCAATAGTAAAACTGTCATCATCTATGACGCTGACTGGGTAGGTAGCCGTCACAGAAGAAATCGGATTTAGAACGATATTGCCGCCGATAGTTGTTGCTGCCGACACAACCTCGACCAGTGTGCCATCAGTCATACCGTGCGCGGCTATGGACACAACAACCTTAGTGGAGCCTGCCGTTGTGGACAGAATGTTGGAAGTAGCAACAGTTGACACCACGGGCGTAATGTTGTAGAATGTCGACAACTCGCTGGAGAAAGCTCCTTGATGTGTGCCTATAAACGCGGCTGATTGACCATCCCGGTTGCGGAGCGTATCGAGGAGACGTGGGACGCCAAAGATTTTACCGTTCTGCGACGAGTCGATAGCCCGCTGCCAGCCGCCCATAAGTTCGGGGCGCCCGAAGCGGAAACGGATTTTGTCGGCGTCGACCCAATGACCAGTCGCGTCCAGTTCGGTGTTTTCTTTAATGACACCGACTTTGAAATTCAGTTCTGTAAGGCGCTGGTCTTGGAGTGTAGCTGACATGATTACTCTAGAACACGAATGTTTAGGCCGCTGAGAAGGCCAGCGCACGTAGCTGTCGTGCAGACAATAATTTCAGTTCCCGAAGCGGGCAACGTCGTGCCCGTGCCAGCAGCATTCTTGATGACGACGTTATACGAACCTGTAGCCATATTCATAACGGCATAGGTTTTTGATTGGCTAGGAACCACAATGTTGACATTGCCAGTTAGGGTGCCTTGTACAACTAGGATACCCGCCCGAGATTGGTCTGTTGCCGCGTTGGCTTCGGTAAGGCTGACGTTGATGCTAGACACACTAACAATGGTCTGGCCTGCAATAGCAGCCGCGATAAGCTCAAGGTTGTTGTTGGTCTTGGTGCCCCAGGTGGTGGCGTTCTCGCCAGTCGCCTGAAGCTCAAGCCTTAAGAGTGGGTCGTATGTAGAGGGCATTACTTGCGCTCCTGAAGGATTCGTGTTACTTTGTCGTCGATTCTATTTAACACAATTGTTAGCTTATTTTCAAGATCGCTCACTACCTCGCGCGTTGCAAAGTCCTTGTTGACCTGGGCTACGTGCTGATGATGCTGGTCGTGTAGCTTTTCAATTCGCTGTTCCATGGTCTTCAATTCCTTGTGCAGATAGGCAGCGTAAGCTAGAGCTAACGGCAACAGAACATCTGAAATGAGTTTCCACATAGCAGAAAGTTCCATGGCCTTATTCCGGCGAACTCATAGACGGATTCCATTGAACGGGCGTCACGAGTATGTAATTGTTGTCTTCGGTCAACAGGAACCCCGCATTTTCTTTGGCGAGGTACGCATCTAGATTTTGCAGCGGGCGCCCATCAGGAACCTTCTTTGATTCTAGGCGGGGCCGGGGCGGCTTGTTCTGCGGGTGGCGCTTAAGATCGTAGGCGCCGTCAAAGCAGGACGAACACACCACCAGTTTGGTGGACTCGCGGCGCATCTGCCGCCTGTAGTACTTTTGCCCGCACCTATCACAAAGCGACCATACATCCATACGCATGGTCAGGAACCATAGTTGGTCTGGTCTGGCCGGGCGTCGGGAACTGGCTTAAGTTCGCGCCGGGGTTTAGCCGAGTAGTTCTGCGGGTGACTTTTCTTGTCGAAGCGTCCGTCATAGCAAGCCATGCAGACAACGAAGTTGGTGGTTTCTTTGCGAAGGTCCCGGCGTTTGTAGTCGAATCCGCATCGGTCACAGACCGACCACATATCTAGGACTGACATTAGGGCTGCCCTGCCAGCGTGTTTTCTGGTGAGCCTAGGTTGCGATTGGAAGAGTCGGAACGCCGGGCGCGGGTGTATTCGATGTTCAGGACCGCCAGTTCTTCGTCGGCCAGCCCCTTCCAAATTTGGACGGCATTTGCGTTCTTGGTCCAGGCATTGGCGTACATCATGGCGGCTGCGAAGAAAGCCGAGTCCGCCCGCTCCGAGAAGTAATTGGTTGGGTTAGCGGAGCTAAGGATGGTAACCTGTGGAATGTATTCGATAAGGGCCGTGGTATTGGCCGGGGGCGTGGGCGCTAAGAAGATGGTGGCATTGTCCTTGGGCGCATAGTATTTGGTGGGCGCGCAAGAAGTGTAGTCCGGCCAATAAGCTGTGAGGAATTCGTTGTTCTGCTCAAGCAGGTTAGTCCAACCGCCCGTCGCACACACTTGAATGGACTTCAAGACTAGCAGGTCGGCGGGCAGCGACAGGGTACGGGTGGAGGCGCTGACCGATACTTCGGTAAAGCGAAACGTGTTGATGGGGTCCAGGCGGCGTTGGAGGTAGCCTTGGGCGCGTTCGACAATCGCGGGCAGGGCAGAGACGAACTCAGCCGAGTCCTCTTCCATGTTGGCTTGAATGTCGGCTATCAGAGTGCTATAGGTGTATCCCATTACCGCCTCCCGATCCTAACTAAGAAGGGGCCACGCTCGCGGTCTTCACGCATTGCTTCTTTCAGTTGGGCTTCGTACTCGGCCTTCAAAAGGACAAGGCGGTTCTGGTCCACGCGGGTGCCGCGCCGCAAGCCGATCCAGTAGGCAAGGCCATAGGTGACGGCGGGCAGGAAGCGCCGGGGCACGTCAATGTTATCGAAGGCGCGGAGCGTGTCTTCAGTATTCTTTTGGATTGTCAGTACGATGGTGTAGGATTGGTCGGGCAGCGGCCACAAATTTAGGATGTTGGAAGTGCGGCGCCGATCCCACCAGTAACGAGTGGGGCGCCCGGTCTGGGACTTGGTGGGGATTTCCGCCCAGCGTTCGTAGCCGTCGCGGTCCATCAGAATGTCGGTGGTGCTGGTGCGGGTGCTGGCAGAAAGCACGTCGGAAATGCTGGGACCGAAAGTTACGGTGCCCTCGGAAGTTGTGACGGGCACGGTCGTGGTTTCGATTTTGTGGAGAAGGACGTTCTGGTTCTGGATGGCCGTCAGCATGTAGTCGAGGCCGCGCCGGGCGCTAATCAATTCGTCGGCAAGAACGGGGCCGCCGCCAACCATGGCAGCAGCGTCCTGAAGTATGTCGTCGAAGGTGGGGTCGAAGGAGGCTACGCCGCTGGTTGCCATTGGCGCGATTCCTCAGACGACTCCGTAAATAGTTACGAGCGGGCCGCCGCCAGCATAGGAAGTGCGGACGTAAGGAACGTCGAAGATCACCTGCACAAGGGTCGTGGTGACTGCGGCAGTGACTTCAGCGAACGGAATCCACGGACCAGTTTCGAAGGGTGCGGCTTCCAAGAAAATGGAGGGGCCTGCGGCGGCGCTCTTCTGGACCCAGAAGCACCGGGCGGGCGAACCGTCGAAGCGATAGTCAAGGTCGATAGGGTCGCTGGTCGTGGTCGCCGACGTGCTGACTTGGAAGGGAACGACGCGAATAGTTTTAATGCCGGGCATGGGAAGCTCCTAAAGCAAGTAAGGCAGACCCCGCCCGAAGGAGGAGCCTGCCAGACTTGTTAGCCGATCACAACGTGGACGATGACGGAACCCGCCGCCACAGTCGAGGTAGCAATAGACACGATGGCCTGGACCGTGGTATCCGCCGTCAGCACAATGCTGTTGGTGGAGACTTGGGCGCCCGTGCCAGCGTAATCGCGGCGGCCTGCGGTGTTCACGGACGTAGCTGCGAACAGGGTAGCAGGGTTGGCCGAAGTGCCGACGGTAATCTTGGTGTCAAGGTTATCGTAGGCGGTCGTAATGTCAAGAACACATTCGTAGAAGTTAGAGCCAGCCGGAGCCACGAACAACGGGATGGTAGTCGCACCAACCGCCGTACCTGACTTGGCAGTATTCACTACTACGGAGTAACGGCCCGGAACGCGGGCTTGCGTCAAATCGACAACGGAACCGGAAGCGGGTTCGTGATTGGCGATGTTGACAGGGTAGCTAAAAGTAGTCATCTGATTCTCCTTAAGGATTAGGGAATGGGGGCCGAAGCCCCCAAACCGTTAGGTTGAACCAGAGGAGCCGTACCACTGACGCCAGTCAGACCAGCCGAAGCTGTAACGCTCGCGGGCCTTGTAGCGCATGTTGCCCGTCAAGAAGTCCACATCGTCCTTGGTGGCCAGCGGCGCACGGATGAACATCTTGGTACCATTCGGCACGTCAGTGCGAATGAACCAGCCGTTCGTATCCGTGAAGCGGTGGTTGACGGTGTAGCCCTTCGAGAACAGGCCCATGTCCTTCATAGCGTTCGTGTCGTTGTCAGCCGTACCGACGCGCAGGTCAGAGAAGAGGATACGGTGGGCAACGAACTGAAGCTGCGGAGGAATGTGCAGGCTCACGGCGCGGGCGCCGATCAGCAGGCCACGGTCGTCCTTGGTCAACGAGATGTTGATCAGGGCCGATTCAAGGGCAGTTTCGGACAGGTCCGAGCTAACCTTGTTGGACTGCGTACCAGCCGCCAGCGTGGGGTGGTCGGTAGCGAAGAGAGGCTTGCCATCGCCACCAGCGTAGAGGGAGCTAGTGGAGAAGCCGTTGTTGAAGACGTTAGCGGCCTTCACCTGCTTGGCATTCGCCATCGCGCGGCCCATCGCATTCGCCTTCATCTTGCCCGTCGTGCCATAGAGGTTATCCTCGATAGCTTCTTCGGTGATGGCGAAAGCCATGGCAACGGTTTCGTGGGTAAAGCGGCTCGTCCAAGCTTCGGAGGCGGTGTCGAAGAACACCTGATCGCCTTCGTCCTTGACCGGGGCCGTACCAAAGCCCGTCATCAACACTTCTTCTTCGAACGACCGATCAGACTTCTCGACGTCAAACAGCGGAGTGTGTTCGTTGTCGATGCTCTTGTAGGCAGTGCCGAAGATAGCGTTAAGGCCGGGAACAAGCTGCTTCGCAAATTGTGCGCGAGTCAAAATAGTCATTGTCTAGTCCCCCCTATTATGCCGCAGAAACTTGCTGGAGGATTGGACCATTCAACTTCACGACCACAATCGGGAACGGATCGCCCCAGTTGTTGTCGACAATGTTGGCCAAACCCACAAGCTTCAGCGCAGTGCCAATAGCAGAGGTACGGGTAGACGCATCCAGCGTGTAGCGGGAAACACCGTATACTGCATCAACATCGCCGCCAGACGCGGTCACGTCAAAGTTCAAGCCGAGGTCGCCCGCCGTAACGGAAGCGTCAGCCTGAATCATGAAGAGCGCGTTGGGATTGTCAACGACGTAGGCCGCCGGACGGTCGGAACCGTTATAGAGGCCAGCCGAAGACGTATCTGCGGGGATTGAGTTCTTGAGTTGAGGCTGCTTCGTGGTCGGGTCGATCCACGCGAAACCAGCAGCAACACCCAGCAGGGGGCCACCACCAGTACCAGCCGAAACAATTACGCCACCCGACAGCTTGACCGGAGAACCCTTACCGAGGTCCGGGCAGTTAGCGCCGTTGGGAAGCGGATAAGCGCGGAGTTCGTTACCATGGGTGCCGAGGGCAGCCACAGCGCGAAGACCGAAGGGTGCGAAAGATTGGGGCACCTTTTATCCTCCTTCTATGTGTTATCCAAACGAGGGACGTCGCCCCCTGGAAAAGCGTTTTGAACCTTCATTGGCAAAGCGTTGTGCCCGGCCCATATTGTCATCGTAGCTGATTGTCTTCAGGTCGAAAGCCTGCTCCGCTTGAATGGCCCGATCTTCTGACCATTTCTGGATGGCTTCCGCTTTCCGTCGAGGCAGCTTAGCGAAGACTAGATCGCCGTTAATAGCCGCGCCTGCCAAAGCAGAAATCTTACTTTCGAGTCCAGGGAAAACGTATCCTTCGGGAACTTCCTCGATTGGAACGAATGCCCACCCTTCTCGCATACGCTGAGAGATGTTGTTGAAATCATCTTGGTCCCCTACCCGGAAACGAATCCACCTATAGATGAATGCGTCACTGTCGGGCATTGGGGGGATTTCTAGCGCATTGGGAGGATTATACTCTGTTTCCAGAGAATTTTCAAGTGCTTCGTTGACGGCGTTATTTGGGGCCGCGAAAAGTTTGTTTTTCATTACAGAATCTCCGTATACTGGCTGGTGGTCTGCATGGCGCGTTCCGTCTTGGCTTTCTCGCGGGCGTACTGTTCCACGCTAATGCCGAGGTGGTTGGCCATTTCCCGGTCGGCTTGCGTAATGGTTACGCGAACTTTGCCGGGGGCCGGAGCAGGGGCAGACCTGTTCTGGATGGTGGGGTTGTTGGCAGGCGGACGACCGACGGGGCGCCCCAGTTTCTGGGGGAACTCCTTCTGAAGCCGCTTGTCCAGTTCGTCGAAGTAGTCGGGGTCGCTAGGCGCGTAGCCATCACGAACCATTTGCTGGTCGATCACGCGGGCGCTGGCCGTCATCACGGCATCCTTGTTGAACCATTCCTTGTTGCGGTCATACCACTCGACGGCAGCCGGGCTAGGGGTACGCTTAGCTGGAGCAGGCGGTGTCTGCCGGGTCGGCGGCTGGGCTGCCTGTCCAGTAGGTGCCTGCTGCGTAGGGATCGACCGCCTATCCTTTTCAGCCTGAGCTTTGGTTGCCGTGATGGTGGCAATCTGCTGTTGGATTTCAAAGATTTTGTCGCGGTCGCCAGCGTCATAAGCAGAGTCGAAGTCCCGGCGCAGGGCTTGCATCGAGGTATCGAGTTGCTTAATGTAGAGGTCGTAGCCAATGGCCGCACCCTCGTTGGCTTCAGCTTCGGCGCGCCGGGCACGAGTTTCGAGGGCTACCAGACGGGCTTGCGTTTCGGCCAATTGTTTGGCATAAAGGTCCCGTTGGTTCTTGAGGCGCTGGCTTCGTGTCAGTCGCTTTCGATCAGAAGAGGAGTCGTCCGATGCTGGAGCGTCATCGTCGTCCGAATCGTCGGAGGACTTGGAAGCGGGTGCGGGTTCAGGCGCTGGATCAGCTTCTGGAGGTGGCGCGGCAGCCTCTTCTTCCACAATCTCAATGTCGGATTCTTCTGAAGCGTTTGGCGCTTTGCCTGGATTGTCGAGGTCGATTTCTCGGTAGCCGGATTCGGACATGATTTATTCCTTGAAGTTTGCGTCTAGGTATTCGGGCTTGTCCACGACCAACTCGATGCTAGAAGCCTTGACCAAGAGGAGCTTGACGCCCTTCCACCAAATCTTCTGGCCTGCGAATTTTGCGTAAACGATATAGTCACCGGGCTTGACCCACGGGCCTTTCCGGTATATATCTTCGTCCACGAATGCGAGTTCGCCCAACGAAAGGACGCGACCCACAGTGTTCAGGTATTCCCGATCCTCACGAAACGTGTCAGGAAGTAGGACCCCGCCCGCAGTCTTGCGCCGGATAGGCACAGGCCGGACAAGAATCCCTACGCCAGGAATCCTAGGCAGTGGAGTCGGATCAGGAATTTCGTCCTGTGTGACCCACTGGTCGTTGGTAATGGCCCCGTCAAGAGCCGAGCGGGCAGTAATCATTAGTCCCTTTCCTCTGAAGGTGTTGATTGAAAAAGGTCTTTTAGGATGTCCAGGGCAAGACCCATGCCGCTGATAACGCCGCATTTGCGAGCGTATTCGTCGTAGGAGGTCGCAGACCCCCTAGCCAAAGATTCTTTTTCGCGTTCTATTCGCTTCTGTACTTCTGCTACGTAATCTGATAGTAACGTCATTGAATAGGATTATTTGCCCTTTTAGCAAGTTGCTTAGCTTGAATATCCGCTAGTTTAGCAGAGTTGTCAAGTATTTTACCAGAAGCCGAGATTTGGTTCTGCTTCTGCTTTGCCTGAGCATTAAGCAGCATATCCGTTTCCTTCAGGTCAAGCTCACGCTGCTTAAGAGCAATCTTGGCTGCCTCGCGGGTGTCTTGGGATTGGATACGCTGGCCCGCCATCTGAAGCTCTTGCGCCTGTAGTTCGAGCGTCTGCTGTTCGAAGCTGGCCTGCTGCTGCTGTGGATTGCTGGCCGCCGAAATCTGCACAAGCTGGGTAGCGATTTGGCCTTGGACATTCTCGTCCTGAATAGGCAGACCCATCTGCTGTGCCAACTGCATAGCTTGGGCGATGAACATCAGAACCTTGTGTTCAGCAATGTTAGCTGACAGCACCTGCTGGCCCAGCGCAATGGTCGGGTCGTTGGCACCCTGCATTTGTGGGGCTTGCAGGAAGGCAGTCTTGACGGCGATGTGGGCCGCGTGGTTCTGACCTAGCTGGGCCTTGATGGGCTTGCCTGTCATAGCCAACTGAATTTCTGTCAAGGGGTCCGCGCTCTTGGCTTCAGCTTCTGGGTTGGTTAGAAGCTTGTCGATGGACTCGGTGCCAAGCGCCACGTAGTATCGACGCAAAGCTTCGCGCATGTCATGGAACTGAGGGAACTGCTGAGCCACGTTCAATTCGATCTGTGCCTTGGCCACACGCTGGGATTCGGTCAGGGCGTTGGGGTCAGATGCAGGAATGACGTCGACGATCTGCGGATTGAAGTCAGTGCGCTGAACGTATTCGTTTTCAGAATCCACCACGAAGTTGACCATGTCCGGCAGGTTTTCGTAGTTCAGTTCCCCAATCAACTTTAGGAACTCACCCTGGGATTGGTGCAGGCGCTTGTGGATGGAGGAGTAGAACCGCTGCGAAGCTTCAAGCAAAGCTAGGGTAGTTGCAGCCGGGCCATAGTTTGTGCTATTGGCCACGACCTCGTCAGCCGAGTCAGCGAACTTCTGGCCGGACTCCACCATGAACTTCAGCAGAGTGAAGAGCGTCTGGTTCGGTTCTTTGGAGGGAAGCGGCAAGAAGGCTTTCTGTAGTTCTTCGGGCGACAGGTTCACGTCGCGGAACTCACCAAAGCCGAGCGGTGTGTCGGAGTCGGAGAACTTGGCGTCTTGGGATTTGAAGCCCGCCGTCCAGTTAGCATATTGGCCCGAGTCCACCAAGGCGCGCAAGGCGGCGCTGGAGGCGGCGGCCAGATCACCGATCAGGTGGACGTAGCCCAGCGAATAAATGCCAAAGGCCGGGATGAATTGGTCAATGGTGTACCACTGGCGCTTGACCATGGCGTCGTCGTCTTCGCGCCAGTTGCGGCGGATCGAGTAGATGTTGCCAGTCTTGACATTGAAGTGAACGATGTAGGGCGCCATGCCGCCTTCGGGCAGCAGCGGGTCGTCGCCGTTCAGGTCAAGGTAGCAGTGGGATTCGCCCACCGTAAAGCCCTTGCGCTCGAGGGACATGTCAAAGCCCTGGGCATTGGCAATGGCTTCCGTGATTTCGTTGGTGTCGAGGACTTCCTCGGAATCGTTTTCGGAAATGTCGCGGAAGGTTCCGGCCAAGATCAGGTTGTCCATCTTGCGAGTGGACAGTTCCATGACTTCGATATATTCTTCGGCGTCTTTCAGGTGTGAGACGGACGGATCGACGTAGAAGTTTTCGGCGTAGATGATGGTCGGGTCAGGCGCAGCGGTCGTACCGTTCCAGCCAGCCTTGCGGATGCCGATGCCCATGAAGCCCACGCGGAACAGGTTGCGTTCGAGGTCTGAGTAGAAGCCGGGCACCTGTTCGGTAAGCTGATAGTTCATGTAGGTGCGGACACGCTGGGCCGTCTGTTCGCGGGCGGCATCGACGTAGCCACGGACTTTGGTGCGGACGGGACCGCGCGCGGGCCACAGTTCTTGGATGGCTTTGGCTTGGAACTTGACCACGTTCTCGATCAGCAGGGGGTGGACCGCCGTGCAGGCGCCCTCGACGTCCGTGTTGCCTTCGCCGTCGGTGTTCAGGCCCAACCACTTGATGCCCTGCTTGATCTTCTCTTCCCACTGCTGGCGAGAGTTCTTGATGTTTTGAAGGGCGTCCTGGCGGGCCGAGCCGATGTCTGTTAGGATGGCGTCTTCCATGGGCAGGGCTAGGTTGGCGCCAAAGGACATGTCGACTTCCACGACTTCTTCGGGAACCTCGATTTCCAAGGTATCTTCCGAAAACTCAAATTCGATGTCGGGCGTAGCTTCTTCGAGATTATCGGACATGGGTCATCTGGCTCCAATAGCTTTTGAAAGATCGACGGCGCGAGAACTGCTCTGGTTGTGTTACCGTCTCTTGCGTTAGTTCGTAGCGGCGACGTAGATACAGCAGGGCCATGACCATGGTATCGACGGCGTCATCGTGCGCGCCCTTGGGAAACTCCAGGGCTTCCTGTAGGAGTTCGGCGGCGAACCGCTTCTTCAGGGGAAGCCAGACGCGCTGCCGTTCTACTATACCGCTGACGGCATGGGCACGGGCTACTTTATCACGATCCGGCTGAAAAGGCAATACGGGCAACTTGTTAAGGCGCAAGTCCTGCAAAAGAGATTGACCAGATGCTTTGTTTTCGATAATGATTCGGTCGGGTTTGTATTGGGCGTACTGCTCTTTGGCGGCTGCCCGTAGCTGAGGGAAGGACCAGCGACCCCGCACTTGGTTGAGGAGAATGGCGTTAGGCTCTTGATATTCATAGCCTTTATCGTCAGTATATGTCAGATGGAAAATACCCCAGGTCTGGATGACTGAGAAGTCGGCCTTGGCTTTGGTGGAGAAGGCCGTGTCCATGGTCTGAATAATTTCGTCACATTCGGGCGGGTCGTCATCTTCCCAGTCTTGGAAGTCGTCTTTGTTGAAGACGTTGCCATCCTCCCCGGTCGGGGTCTGCATGTACAGGGCGCCCCAATCTGCCCGTGACAGGCCCTCGCGCGTAGCGATAAGGTCATCCATGGTAATGAACTCGGGCCAGTAGGACTCGCCTTCGGGCAGCATGAGGTAGTCGGCTGAAGGCTTGTCAAGGATGGCGGGAATGGATATGACTTCCCACTGGTCGACGCGGGCATTGCGAGCGGCCTTGTCGAGGAGGTAGCCTGAAAGGTCGCGGACATGCCACCGGGTATTGACGAGGACGATGCGGGAGTCAGGCAGCTTACGGGACCGGAAGCCGGGGCCATACCAGTTGTTGACTCGCTCGCGTTCGACGTCGGACTTGGCGGTCTGTTCCGAAAGGGGGTCGTCAAGGATGCCCAAGTTGAAGCGGTAACCTGCGATGGACTTGCCCGCGCCCGCTGGCATGAACGATCCGCCCGTGACTAGCTTCCAGCCTGTTACGCCAGACATATCATCGCGGATGTGGAAGCCGGGGAAGATTTCTTGGAACTCGGAGGAGCGGACTAAGTCGCGGATACGGCCAGAACATTCGACCGCTTTGTCGGTGGTGTGGGAAATCCACATGATACGCCATGTCGGGTGGCGGCCCATGCACCACGCAGCGAATAACATGAGGAGGACGGACTTCATGGAGCCGGGCGGCAGGGCCAGCATTAGGCGGTCGACTAGGCCCCGGTCAACTTCTTGGAGGGTGGCGGCAATGGCTTCGATGTGGCGCCCGTCACGGTAGTCGTTGCCATCCAGCATGAGAGGGGCGAGGAGCTTGGCAAAAACGTAAAAGTCTTCCTGCGCCTCCAATACCGCCTTTTGGTGGAGGGCTTCGGCCAGTTCGGCCTTTAGTTGAAGTACTGCGTCGGGGTTAGTGGATTTTAAGTTTTCGCTCAATTTCCGGCTCGGCTTCACGCAGGATGGCAGTCAGTTCGCTAATGCGGGTATCCAACTCTTCTTTGGAGTGGATGGTGCGGTGCGTGATTTCTTTCTTCTCGACAAACATGCCGAGGTACTTGGCAAGGTTTTCCATGGCGCGGTTGGCGTTGGTGAAGTCGCCGGAACCCATGGCCTGGGTGGCAATGTCGTTGAACCACTTGACGACATCCTCGACGTTGATTTTCATACGGGCCTTCTCCTCGATTTCGAATGCGGTGACTAGGTCATGGAAGTGTGGGATGGATAGGTTTTTGTTTGCCAGGGATAGCAACACTGCCGGATTGACGCTATCGTACCCGGCTAGGCGCATAGCACCACATTTGTTGCTGCGGCCATTCAAGGCGAACTGGCGGGCGAACTCGACTTGTTTGGGTGTGAGCTTCTTGATCTTGTTGATCTTGTCCCAAGAAGCTTGCCACGTTTCGCGCAGGTGCTCGCGTAGGTTGCGGATTGCTTTGACGTTTTCGGCGCGAATGCCATGACCGGGCTTATGAATGTTCATGGCCCGGAGTTCACGCTTGTGCTTGGCAATCCGGTCTTTCTGCGACGGACCATTAGCCTTACGTTCCAGCGCCTTCTTCTGGGCGCGTTCGTAGTATTCAGGAAGTTTCTTGGTGCTGATCTTGGGAACGTAAGGTTCGTCGGTCATGAGGCGGGCGTATCCTCGTCGTCGTCTTGGCGCACGATGGAAATGCGGGAACGGCCCTTCTGCTCCACGGAACCCGAGCGCCCGGCATTGAAGAAGCGCAAGCCCTGCCGCTCAAGGGCGGGACGGATGCGCTTGAGTTCGGCAGCAAAGCTATGGGACGTTTGGGGCAGACGCTCGCGCGGGCCGATGTTCATTTCCAGTTGTCCAATCAAATCCGAATAGGTACCTGAGAATTCCTTTTGCTTCGCCATCATACGCAGCAGCGCGGATGCCATGCCGTTGAACTCAAGCATTTGGGATTCGGCGGCGGAGCGGTTGTTCTTATAGACTTCCATAAGACGACCCGGCTTCCACCCGAAAGCTTGTTCGGCGGCAACGGCCCACACTGCAAACGCAGACATGCGCGGCTTTTCAGCCAAGACTACATTACCATAGTTCTGCATAGCTTTCAATGCTGCATTCATAAGCGAACCCAGCAAGCGCGGGTGATCTACGTGGAAGCTATCCCAAAACTCCATATCGTCACGGCGCAGGCGTGGGTCGATGCGGGGCAGGTGAACGTGAATGGAGCGGTCCACCAAGTCACCCCGTTCGACGACGTCGGGGATACCGTTCATGGCGACGGGTCTACATACGCGCACGGCGGATTCTTCGGCGTTGGTGTAGAGCGCGCGACCACCTTGGGCGCCCGTGCCTGTGCTGATAACGCACAAAGCGTCAGACATCTTGTTGGAAATGAAAGACACGTTGTCGAAGGCCAAGATGAAGGAGTTGCGAACCATGGCTTGCAGGTCGCGTTGGTCTTCGGGCGGCGTACGCATATCGAGGGCGTGCGGGTCGATGATGCGGCGCATCAGGCGCAGGACGGTGGATTTGCCAGAGCCTTGCTCGCCGGATATGGTCAGGACTGGGTAGGGGCCTTCAGGACGCAGGCAGCCGAGAAGCCACGCCGTTAGCAGCATAATGGTGTCGTCGTCGGCGGCAATGTATTTGCGAAGCAGGGTAGGGAATTCGGACGGGTGGGCATCGAAGTCAGGGTCGGCCAAGGGCAGGACGCCAGCGCCACGCAGCATACGGATGTGGGTTGGGCCGCCTTTGACAAGCTCAATGCCGTTGGGTGTTATGCGCCACGCGTCATTGGCGTCGTTGCCAGTGTCGATGTAGAGTTCGCCAATGCGCCCGCCCACGCGGATGTAGTCTTTCAGCTTGGGGCCACGGGTGCGCGCCCAGTGGGCAAAGTAGGTTTGGGCGGAGTTGACGAGGTCGCCGTTGGGCACGATACTGACTTGGTCGACACAGAAGGAGGAGAACCACCCACGGAAGTCGCAGTTGCCCGTGGGCGTGATAGCCATGGTGCGCCGGGTACCCATATCGGTGTAGTCGAGGAAGAGGCGCCCGTCTTCGGTGGTCCACGGTGTCACTTGAGCTTTGGCGTCGTTCAGAAGTTGGACGCGGTTTACTTTGTCAGTCATGTATGGCTCCTTGATTAGAAGCACATAATAGCTTAGGTGAGAAAGGTGTGCAAGTAGATTCTCACCCGCTCACTCGGTGACGCGATAGTTGGTATTAGTTAGGATGGCAAGGATCGAAACGAGAACCGCATTGATAGATGTGATGGCAGCAGAGTTGGTAGCCCCAGTAGCGGAAGCGGCACTTACCCGGATTTCCAAAGCAGAGACGACATTGTTGGTGGAGGTGAGGGCAGCCGATACTGCGTTGACTTGTAGTTGAAGGACCGACACGGAGGCTTGGGTAGCTGTTAGGGCGGTCGAGTTGGTCCAGACGCTGGCGCTGGCATTCCACGCTAGGACTTCACCGTCTGCAATGGACGTGTCAGAAGATGTCTTGACGTTGTGAAGTTCACCTAGTTCGTAGCCGTTTTGGACTTTGATGTAAAGGGAGCCGCCGCCGACGGAGCCACCCTTGACGACGTAGCCCATCTGCACCAAATGCTGCGGAGCAATTGGCTTAGTGGGTGTCAGTTCGCCCGCTGATACTGGCGATAGATACACGATGTCACCGTCAGCGAAGGCAGCGGTGTTGACATTCCTGACTAAACCGTCGGTTGCGACATAACCAGAGTTGTTGACCGACACCGTTTCGAGCATGACGCCGAAGATGGTCATGCTGTCGGCGTCGCTGTCAGCCTGGGCAAGCGCACCAGTTAGACGTTGACCCTGGGCACCCGTTACCTTGACGGCCTTGCCTTTCGACAGGGTGACGCCGCTGTTGTTGTAGACTTGGGCGACTGTCCGCTGACCGATAAGAAGATTGACGGTTCCGGTCAAGCCCAGGTCAAGGGTACCGGATTCGATGTCCCACGTCAGGCGGCCCGGTGCAGGAGCATAGCTGGTGGTAGTATTAAAGTCGATGTACTGGACGTTGGTGAGGTGGTCGCCGTTGCGGAACGCCTTCAAGGAAACGACTGCATTGATAGATGTGATAGCAGCCGATACCGCACTAACACGAACTTCAAGGGCCGCTATGCCAGATACGTCAATGGTTGCGAGGACGGAGTTGATTGCCGAGATAGACGCAATCACCTGTAC